ATGGCCTTCGTCGCCGCCAAGCAGTAACCCGCCTAGCCAAGGAGCCAACCGTGCAAACGAAAGTTCTACCGGAACAGATCCAGGCGCTACTCCAGCGCGTCCACCTGATCGTCGAACAGCCCATGGGCACTACCTCGACGTTCGTCCACGCCTACCTGGACGGAAAGTTCTACCTGGCCTCCGGCCATAGCGGGTGCGTTGACCCCGCCAACTTCGTCGCGGAGAAAGGCGAGAAGTACGCTACCGAGCGCTGCTTGGCGGCCACCGAGAACAAGCTATGGGAGCTGGAGGGCTATGTGCTCTACAACACGCTTCGCAGCGTGCAGCCCACATCCGCCGCGCCGCAGGAACGTCCCACCGACTGCCCGCACGCGGAAGGCCCGTTCAGGTATTGCGAAACCTGCCCCGTAAGCCCATGCCCATTGGGTCTCGGCACCTCACCGGAGAAAAGCGCATGAAACTGACCATTGGTTGCATCGTCCACGTCAAGGGCGCCATCGTCACCAGCAACGGCACCGATGTGGCTCCCGCCATCGTCACCCGCGTGTGGGCACCGCACGACACGCTGGACGCCCCGGTGATGGTCAACTGCACCGCCTTCCTCGACCTGTCCGGCCCGCAGCACCTCGGCAGCGTCATGGTCTACGACACCGAGGAGGAGGCGCTCTCACACTACGACGGCCGCAGTGCCGTCGCCTACTGGCCACCGAGGGCCGCCGCATGAACCGCCAGGGCGTCAAGTCATCCAACCTAAAGAGCGTCGGATACGACGCAGCCACCTCCACGCTGGAGGTGGAATTCAGCAACGGCACCGTCTGGCAGTACGCCGCCGTTCCAGGCGATGTCTACCGAGACCTCATGAAAGCGCCGTCGGTGGGCTCGTACTTCGCCCGTGAGGTCCGGGGCAAGTTCGAAGCCAGCAAGGCGGTGCAGTCATGAGCTGCGGATGCGGCGGAAAGCGCCTGCCCAATTCCATCGTCGTGCGCTTGGAGTGCGCGCGCATGGCCATAAGCCAAGGCGGCTTACCGAGCGCCGTGGAAGAAATGGCAAGAACCCTGCACCGCTTTGTGCTTGGCGGACTGCCGGGCGACGAGACAACGCTCGACGCAAGCGACCACGACCCGGCCACGCCGTTCGCCGAGCTGGCCGATGCCGACAGCGTGAAGCTGCGCAACGACGCGATCAACGCGCCGCTGATGTTGTTGCGCTCGCTGCGTGAGCCGGACGTAGCTGCGCTGGAAGGCATGGGGATCGAGACCATCGGTCAGCTCGTGCAACACGATTTTTGGCCCGAACATGGACCGGAGCGGCAACCGCTGTCCATGGCCGTCAGCACCGCGCTCGATCACGCACGCGGTCCACTGGAGGCGATGCGTCTGTCCTACCTGATGTCAGCCGACGACGTGCGTCAATGGATTCTCGGAGCCGACTATGGCGACGAAAAAACCAGCGGCTAAGGGCAAGAAGCCCACCAAGGCCAAGGCTCCGCCGATGCGCAAACGTCGGGCGGTGCCACTGGTCAAGTCAGGCGAGGACATCCCGCCCGACTTGGTCGACCCCGAGTTCCTGACCGAGGGCGAACTGCTCCGCCGCGAGCGCTTCGCCCAGGCTTACGTGCTGCACGGCACGCTGGCCAAGGCGGCCATGGAAGCGGGGTTCCAGTGCACCACCGTCAACTCGGCCACCGTGGTCGGCCACCGGATCTACCACGAACCGGCCGTGCGGGCACGTATCAAGGAGATCCAGGGGCAACTCGTCAACCGCATCGGCGTGACCCAGGAGCGCGTGCTCCTGGAGCTGGCGCGGGTGGCCTTCCTGGACCCGGGCGAGGTGATGGATGACCTGGGCGTGCGGGCACTGCACGACATCCCCGAGGAAACCCGGCGGGTGGTGGCCAGCTACAAGTCCAAGCGCCGGATCATCCCCGGTAACGAAGGAGCGCCGGACATGGAGGAGGAAGAACGCGAGGTCCGCTTCGTCAGCAAGGACGCCGCGCTGGACAAGCTGTCGCGCTACCTGGGCATGTACGAGAAGGAGAAGGACGACAAGGGACTGACCACCGAAGATTTCGTGAAAGCCCTGGGGGAGGGCATCGCCCGTGCCGCAAATCGAGCGCGCTAGAAGCTCTGCCGGCGCCCGGAAGAACCTTTCCGCGCTGGACAAGGAGCTGGCCAAGCAGATCGGCACCTACTTCGCCGATCCGCTCGGCTTCGTGCTGTTCGCGCTCCCGTGGGGCGTCGCGGGAACGCGTCTCGCCAAGCAGTCCGGCCCCGACCAGTGGCAGGTGGAAATCCTCGACGAGCTGGGCAAGCGCGTCCGAGCTGGCGAGAACATCGCTGAGGCACTGCCCGTGCTGATCGCGGTGGCGTCCGGCCACGGCATCGGCAAGACCGCGCTGATCGCCTGGATCATCCTGTGGTTCATCGCCACGCGTGAGCACCCGCAGATCATCGTCACCGCCGGCAAGAAGGAACAGCTCCAGGGCAAGACATGGCGTGAGCTGGCCAAGTGGAACAAAATGAGCATGTGCGGCCACTGGTTCCACTGGACCGCGACCAAGCTGGAGCATGTGCTGTTCCCCGAGACCTGGTTCGCCAACGCGATCCCCTGGTCGAAGAACGCGCCGGAAAACTTCGCCGGTACCCACGAGGAGCACGTGCTGGTCATCTTCGACGAGGCATCGGCCGTCGACGACCTGATTTGGGAGGTGACCGACGGCGCCATGACCACGCCGGGCGCCATGTGGATCGCCTTCGGTAACCCGACGCGCACCACCGGCCGATTCGCCCAATGCTTCGGCAAGTTCAAGCACCGCTGGTACACCAAGCACATCGACAGCCGCACGGCGAAGATGGCCAACAAGGCCTATCTCCAGCAGATGGTCGACGACTACGGCGAGGACAGCGATTTTGTGCGTGTGCGTGTGCGCGGCTTGTTCCCGCGCCTGGGCAACATGCAGCTGCTTTCCGTTGAGGACGTCGCGCGTGCATGCAAGGTCGAGCCCAAGGGCTACGAGCGCTTCGGTCGCGTCATGGGCGTGGACATCGCCCGCCACGGTGACGACCAGTCGGTCATCGCCATGCGCCAGCACCGCAAGATGGAACCGCTGATCCGGCTACGCATCCCGGACCTCATGCAGTTGGCCTCGCGCATCGCCGAGGCGATCGACGAGTACAGCCCGGACACGGTGTTCATCGACGCCACCGGCATGGGTTGGGGCGTGGTCGATCGCCTGCATCAGATGGGCTATCACCACGTCATCGGCGTGCAGACGGGCGAGGCCTCCAGCCAGCCGGATCGGTTCAAGAACCTGCGCGCCGAGCTATGGATCGCCCTCCAGACCTACGTGCGCAACGGTGGCCAGCTGCCCTTGCTGTCGAACGGCCGCATCGACCCCGAGCTGGAAAGCGAACTCACCGAACCGGAGTACGGCTTCGACGACCAACAGCGTTACGTGATCGAGTCGAAGAAGGACATGAAGAAGCGCGACCTGGCCAGCCCGGACGGGGCCGACGCCATCGCGTTGACCTTCATGGCGCCAGTGGCGCCCACGCGCAAGAAGAAAGACACTTGGCGGAACCGGCTGCGCTCCAAGCAAGCGCGCGGTTCCTCGATGGCCGCCTAACCTGGAATCACGCGCATGAGCGTCAACGACCCGAGCACCCTCCCCAAAGGCCCCGGCGCCATGGCACAGCAGGCCGTGGACAATTGGGTGCGCTACCAGTACGTCCGCGATCGCGGTCACTTCGAATACTGCGAGAAGGCCCAGCGTCTTGAGCAGTATTACCTTGGCGGCGGCGAGCAGTGGCTCCCCGAGGACCGCGCGATCCTGGAGTCCCAGGGCCGCCGGCCCATCGAGATCAACGAGATTTTCGACGCCATCAACAACGCGCTGGGCTACCAGGTGGCCAACCGCGTGGATATCTCGTTCCGCCCACGCGGCGGCGGGGCGACCGAGGAGCTGGCCTCCACGCTGTCGAAGCTGGCCATGCAGATCGCCGACTCGACCAAGCTGCAATGGCATGAATCGCAAGTCTTTTCCGATGGCATGATCCAGCAGCGCGGCTACTACGAGGTGCGCCTGGCCTTCGACAAGAACATGCAGGGCACGATCGATATCAGCGTGCTCGATCCCATGGACGTCATTCCCGACCCGGATGGCAAGGAATACGACCCCGACACCTGGTCGGACGTCACGATCACCCGCTGGTACAGCCTCGATCAGATCGAGAGCTTCTATGGTTCGGACGCCCGCCGTGCGGTCGAGGATCGCTGGGCAGGCGATCCGCAGCAGGATTTCGGCGACGACATCAACGAGACCCAGCGCAATACCTTCGCCGCCAACGACGAGACCGGGCCGCGCTACGACGCGTTCTACAACGACGGCGGCATCCCACGCTACCGGATCATCGACCGCCAGTTCTGGCAGATCGTGCCGACCACCGTGGTGGTGTTCCCGACCGGCGACGTGCGTAACGCCGAGGACGCCAGCCCGGAGAAACTGGCTTACTGGCGCGCCAAGGGCGCCAGCATCTTGAAGCGTCCGCAAAAGCGCGTGCGCTGGGTGGTGACCACGTCCGATTCCATCCTGTTCGACGACTGGTCGCCCTATGACCACTTCACCGTGGTGCCGTTCTTCCCGTACTTCCGCCGGGGCAAGACCCGGGGCGGCATCGACAACCTGGTCGGCCCGCAGGATCTCATCAACAAGGGCATGAGCCAGTACCTCCACGTCATCAACACCACCGCCAACGGCGGCTGGATCGTCGAGCAGAACAGCTTAACGAACATGACCACCGAAGACCTCAAGGACAACGGCGCGACCACCGGCCTGGTCATCGAGCACCGCAAGGGTGCAGAAAAGCCGGCGAAGATCGAGCCCAACCCGATTCCCTCTGGGCTGGAAAACATCATCCAGATGGGCTCGTCGAAGATCAAAGCCATTTCCGGCTCGTCCGACGAGCGCAATGGCACCGCCGGAGGCGCCAACCAGGCCGGCATCGCGGTCCAGGCCAAGCAGTTCGCCGCGCAAATGTCGCTGACCGTGCCGCTGGACAACCTGGGACGCACGCGGCACATGCTCGCCCAACGCCTCCTGGAGCTGATCCAGGGCTACTACGACGAACCGCGCGTGTTCCGTATCACCAAGACCGGCGCCGATGGCCAGCAGACCACCGAGGAGCTGGCGATCAACCAGGTCAACGAGGACGACGGCAGCGTCTTGAACGACGTCACCGTGGGCGAGTACGACGTGGTCATCGCCGAGCAGCCGGCGCAGATCACCTACGAGAACAGCCAGTTCAACCAGGCCATGGAAATGCGCAAGCAGGGCATCCAGGTGCCCGACGACGTCGTGCTGCGTTACTCGGCGCTGGCCGACAAGGCCGAGGTGATCAAGCGCATGAACGACGCGCCCAAGGGCAATCCGCTCGACGACGCCAAGGCGGTCCTGGCCCAGGCCCAGGCCGAGGTGGCCAAGGCCACCGCCGTGTCCAAGAACGTCGAGGCCATGTTCTCGGGCATCCGCACCGCGCAGATCATCGCGCAGATGCCGCAATCCGCGCCGATCGCCGACACCATCGTCCGCTCGGCCGGCTTCGTCGACAAGGACGGCGGCGACGTCTACGGCAACCCGCCACCCGCTGGCGCGTTGCCCCCCGCTCCGAATAACACCCACCCCGCTACCCCGGATAATCCGGATCGCGGGCTTGACGCCGGCATCGAAAACGGCAACCCGCAACCCGTAGCAGGAGCATGACCATGGCTAGCCCGACCAGTGAATCCGCAGGCAAGTACGTCCCCGCCATCGAGCGCAAGAGCGGTTGGGATGACTATGACCTGGACGGCTTCTTGCGTACCCTATCGGACGCCGAGAAGATCAAGAAAAACAAGCCACTGATGGCGGCGTTGCGCAAGACCGCGCAGAAGAAGGTCGCCGCTCTCCAGGCGATCACGAAGTAAACCCAGGCCAAGGAGCCCACCATGCCACGCGATACCGAATTCAATCTGGACGACAGCAACAGCCAGGGCGGCGACGTCCCGGATATCTACGACGACGGCAACGGTGGGTTCACCGACGCCGACGGCAACCCGGTCGATGCCGACGGCCAGCCGATCGAGCCCGAGGACCGTGGCGACGAGGTCCTCGAAGACGACCCGGACGCCAATGCGGACGGCAAGGGCGAGCCGACGCCCGATGACGAACTCGACCCGGATCTCCTGGACGAGCTGGCCGGCGGCAAGTCCAAGACCGTGCCGATCACCCGGTTGAACGAAGTTCTCGACCTCAACCGCCAGCTGATGGACATCATCAAGAGCGTCCCGTCGCTCCAGGCCGCCCCCGTCAAGGAGGACAAGCCGAAAGAGCCGACCTTCGACCTGGCCGCCAAGCTCAAGGAGCGCAACGCCAAGCTGACCGACGGCGACGAGGAGGGTGCGCTGGCGCTCGACCTGGAGATCGAGGAGTACCGGATCAGCGAGGCCACCACCCGCGCCCAGGCCAACGCCATCAAGGCGGTGACCCAGCAGAACGAGCAGAACGCGGTGCAGGCCGTGGCGGATGCGGCGGTGGTGAAATACCCGTTCCTGGAGACCGACAACGACGCCATGGACGAAGTGATGATGTATCGCGATCACTTCTTCAAGAAGGGCGCCTCGCTGTCGGTGGCGTTGAGCAAGGCGGTGGAAAAGGTCTGCCCGGCCAAGGCCAAGGAACTTGGTTTCGAGGATGACCCGCCGGCCGACAAGGAAGACAAGCCTGGCAAGAGCAAGCCGCGCGTGCTGTCCCTGGCCGAACTGCGCAAGGCCCGGGCGGTCAAGCGCAACGTGGGCGTCGAGCAGCGCCAGCCGCCGCGCGTCAATGGCACGGGCAACCCGAACAGCCGCACGATCAACCCGGCCAACCTCAACATCGAGGACATGCCGGACGAGGAGTTCAACGCGCTGCCGGAGGAAGTGAAGGCCAAGCTGCGGGGCGATACCGCATAGTTCTTGCGAACCCGTTCACACTTGTGCATGATCCGTCCTGCGTGTGTCACCTTGGCAGGGGCGGACGTCCAGAGGCGGGGAGGCCCATCCTCCTCGCCGATGGTTTAGTTCAACCGCAGTGACAGGTAACGGCGCCTGCAAGCCGTGGGTCGCTCCCAACGCGTTTCAGCTTGACCCGAGCGTTAACAGGGTGGGACGAGGCAACCAACAAGCCTCACGACACGAATGGCCGTCCTGGCCACGTCTTCCCCATCTTTCCGGAGTCAAGCAGCCATGGCCGCTACCAATTTTGCCGCCCTCACCCCTCGCCAGAAAATCGTCTGGGCCCGTGAGGTCTGGAGCGAAGCGCGCGATAACACCTTCACCAAGCGTTTCACCGGCACGTCCGAAAACTCGATGATCCAGCGGATCACCGAGCTGACCAAGACGGAAAAGGGTGAGCGCGTCCTCATGCAGCTGGTGGCCGACCTCGTCGAAGACGGTGTGATCGGTGACAACCAGCGCGAGGGCAACGAGGAGGAGATGCAGTCCTATAGCCAGGAAATCACGATCGACCTGATTTCCCACCAGGTGAAGAACAAGGGCAAGCTCGCCGAGCAGAAAACGGTGCTCAACTTCCGTCAGCTCGCCCGCTCGCGCCTGGCCTACTGGCTGACCAACCGCATCGACCAGCTCGTGATGCTGAACCTGGCCGGCGTCAGCTACGCGTTCACCAACTCGGGCGCCCCGCGCTCGTCCAAGTCGCCGTTCAAGAACCTCGCGTTCTCGGAAGGCAACAACCCGCTGACCAGCAAGCGCCACATGATGTGGACCGGCTCCGCGCTGGTGCCCTCGGACACCACGCAGGTGACCTCGGCCTACAAGCCGTCGTACGCCATGATCGTGGACGCCGTGGCCTACGCGAAGGATCACTACATCAAGCCCCTCATGGACGGCGGCAAGGAGTATTACGTGCTCCTTGTCAAGCCCGGCACGCTGGGCGCGCTCAAGAAGGACCCGGACTACCAGCGCGCGATCGTCACCGCGATGCCGCGTGGCAAGGAAAATCCGTTCTTCACGGGCGGCGTGGTCACCGTCGATGGCGTGGTGCTGCACGAGCATCGCCTGGTCTACTCCAACACGGCCGCAGCGGATGGCCAGCGCTGGGGTGCGGGTGGCAACGTCACCGGCACCCGTGCCGTCCTGTGCGGTGCGCAGGCGCTCGGCATGGCCGACATCGGCTCGCCCGAGTGGGACGAGGAGTGGTTCGACTACAAGACCAAGCAGGGCATTTCGATCGACAAGATGTTCGGCTTGCTCAACCCGCAGTTCTATTCGATCTACGACAAGTCGGTCGAGGACTTCGGCAAGCTGACCATAGACCTCTCCCTGTAACCAGGGACGCGACAAGCGGCGGTTTCCGCCGCTTGTTGTGGTGTTTTTCGTCCATCCCATTGCCCATACAGGTGCCGTCATGTCCCTCCAGAATCCCAAGCTGATTTCGAACCTCGACGGTCGAGCGGCTGTCGCCGCCGGCTACATCGAGCTGACCCTGGCCAACTTCGTCGCGCGTAACAACGTGATCGACATCGACCTGCCTCCGGGTAGCGAACTGGTCTCCGGCCACCTCAACGTCACCGACGCGTTCGACGCGGCCACGACCGACACGATCAAGGTCGGCGACAACGCGAACGACGCCCGCTACCTGGCCGCCTCCACGGTCAAGGCCACCGGCCGTACGGTCCTGGTCCCCACCGGCTTCATCAATACCGGCGACACGCATACGCTGCGTGTTACCCGCGTGGCGAGTGGCACGGCGGCGACCAAGGGCACCGTGCGCATTTACTTCCAGTATGCCGAGATCGGCAAGTCCGACTGGACCCAGGGCGATCAGGGCGCGGGTTACTATCCGACCTGATCCACCGACGAAGGAGGGGCGGTAACGCCCCTCCTTTTCCATTGACCGCTTAATGCCCCGCCACGGAGTACGTCATGAACGACAAGACCGAAACCCCCCGCTGGTACTCGCCCGACGGCACCCCAATCCATGTCTACCTGCCCGACGGCAGCAAGGCGATCGTCGCCGAAGATCCGCGTGAGTTGCCGCGCAAGTTCTGGAAAGCCGCCGGCCGCGCCGGTTGCATGACCACCGGCATGCCCAACGTCAAGGACATGCAGCCACCCCAGGGCAATCCCGAAGACGACGCCGAGACGCGCATCGAGCTGATCGCGGCGGCCATCCAGGAAGCCATGGGCCAGGAAGAAGACGCGCCCGGCTACGAGGACGCCTTCACCAACGCCGGCAAACCCAACGTCCAGTGGCTTTCGAAGAAAGTCGGCTTCACCGTCACCGCTGCCGACCGCGACGAGGCTTACGACCGCGTCGAACTCGAAGGCGAGGAAGAAGAAAGCGAGGATTGATTGGCATGGACTTCGCGGCGCTCATGGCGGCTCTACGGGTACGGCTCGACGACAAGGTCGAGCCGTTCTTGTGGGCGGACCAAGACCTCAAGGACTACCTCAACGAGGCCTGCCGCGAGGCGGTCGAGCGATCGCTGTTGATCCTCGACCGCACCACCACCGCCATTTGCGCCATCGCCATCGACCCGGACACGCGGGTCTACGAGCTGGACCCGCGTGTCATCGACGTGCACAAGGCATGGCTGGATCGCCGTCCGTATTGCTACCTGCGGCGAATCGCCGATGCCTACCCCACCGCGCTCAATTCCGGGCTGGCCGAGTTCTATTCGGTCGTCCAGGAAGGCGGTCGGAAGTTCCTGACCCTCGACCGCGTGCCGAGCGCCGAAGACCCGGCGACCACGCTGTTGCTGGAGGTCTATCGGTACCCGCTGGCGCCGATGGTGGACGACGACGACGTGCCGGAGCTGCCCGAGGCACGCCACCGCGACATGCTGCATTGGGCGGTCTATCTGGCCTACGACAACCGCGATCCCGACGCGGGCGACGTCAGCAAGGCGCAGACCGCCGCCACCCGATTCACCGAAGCGTTCGGCGAGAAGATCGACGCCAACGTGCACCGCAAGCAACTGCGCCACCAGCCAACCGTCAGTCGACCCATCCCATTCTAGGAAGCCGCCGCCATGGCCAATGCCCTCTATGACAAAGCCCGTGAGCGACTGCTACGGGGTCAGTTCGATTGGATCAACGACACCATGTCGGTCGTCCTGGTCGACAACGGCACCTATACGGTCAACCTGACCACCCATGAGTATTACAACGCCGTGCAGGCGGGTGTGATCGCCGGTCCGGTGGCGCTGGCCTCCAAGACCATCGTGTCCGGGGCGGCCGATGCCAACGACGTGACGTTCTCGTCCGTGTCCGGCGCCAGCATCGAATCGATCGTGATCTACAAGGTGGTGACCAACCCGGCCGATTCGCCGCTGTTGGCCTACATCGACACGGCCACGGGTCTGCCCATCACCCCCAACGGCGGCGACATCATCGTCACCTGGGACAACGGTCCGAACAAGATTTTCAAGCCCTAACCGGAGCGCAGACCCATGGCTTATACCGCGTACAAAATCGTCGTTGCGGGCGATGTCAGCGACCTCACCAAGCAGGTCACCCAGCAGATCGCCCTCGGCTTCCAGCCGCTCCTGGCGCCCTTCGTCGTGCGCGACGGTGGCCAGGTGGCCCAGGCGGTCACCCAGGGCACGCCGGACACGGGTGAGGTGCCGTCGACCTCGACGGTGGTCGCCGATGGCGCCACCCTGGCCATCACCAACAGCGCGGGCACCGACAGCCACAACGCGATCGCGGACGTCGCCGCTGGCGCGTTCGTCTCGATCAACCTGGCGGCCACCGCGTCGTTCTGCGACAACGGAGACACGGTGGCCGTGCGCAACTCGGCGGGTGCCGATTCGCATAACGGCACGGCCGTGGTCACGGCCGGTGTGCTGACGGGGATCAACCTGGCCGCGACGGTGGCCATGGTCGACAACGCCGACGCGATCACCATGCAGAACTCGGCCGGTGCCGCGATCGCCGGTACGCATGCGGCTACGGTGGCCGCTGGCGTGCTGTCGAACGTCAAGCTCGCGGCGACGGTGGCCCCGATCACCAATGGTCAGGCGCTTACCGGGGTGGCACCGAGCGGCGTCTACACCAACACCGTCACATTCGCGGTGACCAATGGTGTCGTTACGGGAATTACCCTCTCGTAAGCACCTCCCGCCGTGCGGCTGGCGCCGCTATGCTTCGCCGGCAACCCGCCAAGGAGCACTACATGATCCGCGCCAGCCGCACCGCCTTCCAGGAACAGCCAAACGGCGACCTGGTATGCACCATCACCATTCCAGCCGCCGACCGCGCGGCTGTCTTCGCCGACGTCGACATGCCGATTTCGCTATCGGCTACACCCATCACCCTGGAGCGTGTCGGCGCCGACGTCGCGGCCTTGTCGGACCGTTTAAAAGCCATGGTCGTCCAGTCGGCCCAAGTGATCGCCGAGGCGGCCGACTTCACCGTCGAGATCGATGCGGAGGCGGAAACCGCCGACAAGCCGCCGACGCAGACCATCGGGGTCGATGGCATGGACACCGCCAGCGTGATCGAGGCCGTGACCAGTGGCGCGCAGGCCTGGAATCATCCGGCCGCACCGCATCTGGATCGCCTGTTCAAGCACCCACCGTTCCAGGCCTTCGCCATGGAGCGTCTGCCAAAAGATCCGTTCACCGGCCCCATGGAGGCCGCGACGCGGCTCATCACCAAGAAGGTCAAGGGCAAGCCCATGGACGTGGCCATGGCGGCTATGGAGCGAACGATGGATGAATACATCGAATGGACGGCCAAACAAGGCTTCATCACCTGGCCGGAGAAACAGGCATGACGACCCTACTTAGCACCACCGACAGCTTTGTCGACAACGCAACCGACGCGAATTTCCGCCTGTGGGGTTCGACGATCTCGGCGCATTTCGCTGCCGTTGGACTGGTTCAAGGTACTGACTCGGGTCAGATCAATTGGGCGACGGTGGTCAAACCGACAGCAGCCACCACGTCAGCGGGCTATGAAATCTGGAAGCTCAACGATTCGTTGTTCGCTACCTATCCCATCTACATCAAGGTTGAGTACGGAACCGACAACATTGCCACGCGTCCCGCGACGTGGATCACCATCGGCACGGGCACCAACGGCGCGGGCACCATCACCGGGCCAGCAACGACACGCTTGATTATGACCAGCGGGCAAAATGCCGTGGCGAAGAACACCTACGTGTCCCGCGCATGTTTCGTCAATGGCTTCTTTGGCTGCGACTTTTACCGTGATATCTACAACTCTGGCCTCTCATCGAGCAGCGTATCGCTGGTGAAATTCTGCATTTCGCGCACGGTCGATGACTCGGGTACCCCGACCGGCGACGGTTACGTCTTCACCTACCACACGCAGGGTTTGACGTCGGCCACCATGCAGGCGGTGAACGTCGCCAAGAACATCGTGGGCGCGGTCACCACGGCCCACACGCTGATCCCCGGCAATTTCAACTCGACCCTCACCGACGACACGCCGGGCAACTATCAGGCGTTCAAGCCCTACCAGCTCTTTCCGAAGATGCGCCCCGTCTTCGGCTTGGCGACGACCTTCGGTGCTGAGACCGCAGTCGATACGCAGTATTCGGCCGTGCTGATCGGCACCACGTCGCGCAACTACATTTGCACGGGTATCCAGGGCTACGGCAATCAGCAAGACAGCCGTAACGCCAACGCCACCAACCTCGGCATGTTGTGGGAATGAGCGATGGTTAACTTCGTCGGCGCCCCACCGCCCAACACGATCACCGGAGAGTCGTGGTCGCAGACCAAGATGGACCCGAACTCGCCGTTCGTGCCGAATCTCGCATCACTGCGGGAAACGGCCATGCCACCGTGGCATGGCAACGGTTACATCGCGGGTGACTCACCGGATGGCCTCGTCACCTTCAATGGGGCGGGTACCGTGCGCACCATCGACCTGTTCGACCGGGTCACCAACAGCTACATCATGAGCACGGTCTCGGCCAGCGACGGCACCTATCGGTTCAACGGATTGAGCCTAAGCCGGCAGTTCGACGTGCGCGCGCGTGGCGCCAGCAGTACCGAGAACGACATCATCATGGCGCGCATTACCTCGGCAATCTCGGCGCCCACGTTGACCGGCACGCTGACGCCACGGGTATCCGTTGATTGGGCGTACAACAGCTCCCTCGTGATCGGGGGTGGCATTCCGCCGTACAGCAACCCGCGCGTCGTGTCCGGTGCGTTGCCGACGGGGTTTACGCTGCAAGTGTCGGGCAACCAGCTCATCGTCGCGGGGCAGGCACCGAGCGCGGCCGAGGTGGATACCTTTACCCTGGCGGTGGACTCGTCGGATGGACAGACCGCCACGTCGGCCTCGCAGACCATCACCACGGTGAATGGCTATCGCTACTGGCGTGTCAACATAAGTGCGAACAACGGCGGGGCGTCGTTCGTGGTCATCGCCGAACTGGAGTTCCGCGCCACCCATGGTGGTTCCGACCTGACCTCGCCCGGGTTGGCTCCAACGCGTGCATTGGCAAGCAGCGAGGCCAACAGCTCCAACATCGCCGCCTATGGTTTCGACGACAACTCGACCAACAAGTGGACGGCTAATGCAACCTCCGGCTGGTTGCGCTGGGACTTTGGCACCGAAACGAGCGTGACCGAGATCGCGCTCATGGGCCAGTACATCACGGGCGACCAGGCCACGTTCGCGCCGAAGGACTTCATTGTCGAAGCGAGCCCGGACGGGGTGAACTGGCTGACGCGCAAGACGGTCACCGGCCAGACCGCATGGGGCGCCGCCGAAGTGCGCGTATTCAACTGGTGACCCATGGCCTACACGATCCCGCCAGGTAACAAGGTCGCCTACCCGTTCACGTCCGGAACGCCTTACACGATCCCGTTGGGCAACAAGGTGGCGTTCCGCTTTGGCGGCCTTCCGGGCACGGTGTTCGCGGTCGGCTGGGACAGTGCGCTATTCGGTAGCGCCAGCATCGTCAACACGACCACGCAGCTGTTCGTGCAGGGCATCGACGATGGCCTGGTCAGCCTCAACCTGGTGGTCACCAAGTCGCTTCTGGCACAGGGCTTCACCACGATGCTGTTCGGCCAGCAGGCCGTGCGCAACAACACCACGATCGCCAGCCCGTCCGGGTTCGCGCCCAACGTGTTCGGCACCGCCTGGGCGTCGTATTACACGCGGTTCCTTACCCCCAGCGGATGGTCGTCCGAGGCCTATGGCGTCGCCCAGCTCTCCGGTGGCGTGCGCAACGCACAGATGAATGGCTTCGCCACCCAGGCGATGGGTACGCCATCGATCACCTTCCAGCTGCGCCAGCTGTTCCCTCAGTGGTTCGTCGACACCAGCTATGGCACGCCAGTGATGGGTTACGACCGCCCCGTGGCGGCTACGGGCTTCGACAGCGCCGCCTTTGGCGATGCCGAGGTGTTCGACAACACCATCCACTGCAACCTGACCGGCTTCGACGCCGCCGCGTTCGGCGCCACCGAGGCGTACCTCTACACGCGGACCGTCCAAGCCAAGTCGGTCGCCGACCTCGACATCAACAACATTGGCTTTCCGCACGTCTTCAACCGGACGCATTACGTCATCCAGAGCTACCGGAGCACCGACTGGATCGAAGGGGGTGTCGCCGACCCGCTGACCACCAGCATCCGCAACGTCAACCGGGTGGTTGACCTGGTCGGCAACGGCATCGCCCCGGTCTTCCGGCAGGTGTCGATCAACGCGGAGGTGGTCAACGGCGCGCGCGCGTACGACCTGGTCGGGTTCGACGCCACCGTATGGGGCAGTGGCACGTTCATCGCCCCCCGCGTGCGCACCGTCGGGCCGCAGGGCTTCGAACCGATCGAACTGTCCAGCCGCTTCCACATCGTGCGCAACGCGGCGTTCCAAATCCTGCCGGTCGGTACCGACACCAGCGCGGTCGGCACGCCACCGCTGGTGGTCAACACCCGCCGTTCGTTCTATGTCGGAGGGCTAGGCCAAACGGCCGAGTTCGGTCTGCCGTTCATCGCGCCGGGCGTGCGCACGATCGGTCCGCAGAACAACCTTGAGCCCGTGCGCGGCCTGATCGGCGGCGCCACCGTGTGGTTCCGCGTGCGCCAGCTCACCCAGCTGCCGCCGGATTTCCCATTCACCGCCTTTGGCGTGCCCACGCTGGACATCCACCGCAACGACGTGTTCGCCAAGTCGATTCCGCCCACCTGGCAGTGGGGCACGCCCAGCGTGCGCAACAACACGCCGGAGGTGCGACCGCTATGGGACAGCGACAGCTTTACCCGCTTCGGCGCCACGGCGGTGTTCAACCGCTGGAACTACTACCCAATGCAGGGCGACGTGCTCTCGGCGTTCGGCCTGGTGCTGATCGAATACCGGACCAAGACGGTGAGCCCGCCGGGTTTCGACGCGCTGCGGCCCAACCTCCTGCACCGCATCCAGAAGCTCACTCCGGACCCGCCGGCCACGCAGAACGTCAACCCAGCCGGGCTGGGCGACCAGTTGCTCATGTCTGGCCCGTTGGCCAAGAGCAACGCGCTATTCCCGCCGGGCTTCACCAGCGACGCCTACGGCCAGACCGTGTTGGAGAACCGTGGCATCTTCGTCGCCGGCATCGCCCCGCCGATCGACGATGGCAGCGGCACGCAGTTCGGCGTGCCCACGCTGCCTATGCGCCAGACTGCGCGGCCCGACGGTTTCCTTTCCGAAGGCCACGGTAAGCCGATCCTCGATCCGTTGACCATCTGGGCACCGACCGGCGCGCCCGATCAGGCGATCAGCAACCACGGCGGCATCGGCGGCACCACCATCGACTGGTTCCTCTCGCAGAACGACATCCGCCCCGTGTGGGGTCAGGCGCGGGTGGAGAACAAGAACCGGGCCATCGCGGCCAACACCCTGGGTGACGAGTCGAGCTTCGGGCAGACCAAGGTCACCCTGAAAATCCAGTACGTGTTCCCCGACGGCCAGCGCTTCGGTAAGTACGGCTACCCGGAGCTGTTCGGCGGCAACCGTGCGTTGATCCTGTACGGCTTCGACCTGGCCAGCTACGGCGCGCCGCGTGTCGACCACGTCGAACCACGCAATCGCAAGCTGACCGTCAACGGCCTCAACCCCCTGGTCTTTGGCACGCCCTGGGTCTCCAACTTCATCCGCACCCTGCCGGTACCGGGACTCAACGCCACGCTGTTCGGCAGCACGATCGTGCAGCGTCCGCCACCACCGGCCCTGCCGAACGGCCTCGATGCAACGCTATGGGGCGCGGCCACGTTCATCGCCTACCGCATCCGCACGCTGGCGCCCGTCGGGCTCGACTCGTTCGTCATGGACTACGTGCTGGGCAACTTCCGCGATCGCCTGCGCGTGCGCGGCAACCTCACCCGCGAGAACGTCAGCGCGGGCGATCTCCTAGCCATGGGCACGCCATCGCTCGATCAAGGCACGCGCCCGCTGTTCGTGCCCGGCTGGAGCGGCGCCAGCGGACGCCCGAGCGTGCGCCGGATCAACCGCGTGGACATCGTCAGCGCCGGTCGTCACGACACCTACGGCGAGACGTGGGTGATGGGCGTGATCCCCGGCACAATCCAGCCGCGTGGCGAGGACTTCGCCCAGCTGGGTCAGCCGCGTTTCGTGCACACGGCGAACGTGCTTGGCTGGACCGGCGAGCTGGGTGCCGTGCGCGTGGGTCGTCCCGTTGGCGCGGAAGGCTTCGACCCGTCACAATTCGGCCAGGTCGTCGCCATGGGCTTCGGTTGTGGACGCCAGGCGCGGGTCATGCGCGGCTGGGATAGCGCCAGCATCGGCGCGGCATCGGTAGGGGGTGTGTGATGGCGAAGATCGGGCCGTGGCCGCAGGGCATGGACAACGTGAGCGCAGACACCGATTTGCCGGTCGATCGCGCCGGCAACCCCGTGGCCGTCGTCGATTGCAGCAACGGCGATCTCGACGACGCCGGCAAGTTCGCTGTCCGGCCGGGCTTGCAACGCTTGCTGACCGACAACGACGTGCATTCGCTCTACGCGCCGCCGGGCTGGGGGACGTGGCTGGGCGGGATCGGTGCCAACCTGGTCGAGCTGACCGACAACGGCACCGCGCTCGGCATCGAGGTGCGCGCTACGCTGCCCTCCAGCGCGCCGCTGTCCTTCGACCGACTCGGCGACGCGATCTACTACACCTCGATCGACGCCATCGGCGTGCTGCCGCGTCGCGGGCCGGCGTTGCCGCTGGCGCCCCCGGATGCGATCCCGCCGGTCGCCAGCGGCGACCCGATCGGTGGCCTGTTTGCCGGACGCTACAGCGTCGCCATGAGCTGGTTATTCGACGACGGCACCGAGGGCGGCCTGTCCCCGTTGGTCAGCGTCAACGTGCCCGAGGGCGGCGGAATCCGCCTCTCGTGGACCGCGCCCGCCGGGGCGGCCATGGGCCGGATCTACCGCACCCAGCTGGACGGCACCGTGCTCTACCGGGTCACCGACGTGCCCGTGGGCTTGGGCAGTACCTTGCTCGGGGTCGGCCCGGTCGGCCGGGCCGCCGATACCCAATACCTGCGCGCCATGCCGCCGGGCGAGATCCTGCGCCGCTGGCGCGGCTACCTGCTCGTCGCACGTGGGCGCCACCTGTACCTGTCCCAGCCCATGCGCTATGGCCTGTACTCGCCGCGCCACGGCTTCGTCCAGTTCCCCGAGCGCATCACCTTTGTGGAAGGCGTCGAGGGTGGCGTATTCGTCGGCCAGCAGACCGGCGTGGTCTTCCTGGATGGCAGCAAGCCCGGCGACTGGAGCCACCGCGATACCGGCGGCGATCCACCGTTCCCCGGCTCAAGCGTGCTGGCCGACGCGTCCATGTTCGGCGCCGATCTTCAACTTCCGCCCGGCGATCACGCCGTGTGGCTCTCCACCAATGGCTACGTGCTCGGCCAGCCCTCCGGGGCGATCGTCGAGCCGCAGGCCAAACGCCTTCGTCTGCCCGTCACGGCGGCCGGAAAAACGGCGATCGTCGATCGTCGGCTTATCACCATCACCTCGTGAGGAACGCCCCATGAACAGCATCCACCGCCGTGCACTCGACGAGGCCATCGCCGCGTCGATCGCCGAACGCCAGGCCGCCTACCCGCAGGCGAACGCCTTCGGCACCTATTACGAAATTCTCAACGGCGAACTGGTCGGCGTGCATACCGTCGACGTCTCGCCCAACCTGTTGCCCACCGAGGGCATCATCGACTGCCTGGACACCTGGCTGGGTGCGACGGCGAAGAAAGCCGGCTGGTACATCGGCATCTACGCCAACGCGGTCAACCCGGCGTCGGGCTGGACCGCCGCCAACGTGGCCGCCAACGCTGGGGAAATCACCAGCCAGACCGAAGGCTACAGCGAGACCACGCGCCCGCAGTTCGTGGCCAACGCCGCCGCCGCCGGGGCGATCGACAACGTCGGCCACGAGGCCACGTTCTCGATCGTCGGGACCGGCGACATCACCGTCAACGGCGCGCTCCTGATTTCCGACAGCGCCAAGGGCGGCACCAACGGCAAGTTGGCCTCGGCCACGCGGTTCGGGGCCACGCGCACGCTCCAGAACGGCGACAGCTACAAGATCGGTTACCGCGTCACGTTGACCAGCGCGTAAGCCGTGCTGCCGCCCAACAGCATCGCGATCGAGGGGGATCAGGTCGCGGGACAGGCGTACATCCCCCGCGCCGTCGCGATGCTGCGGCGGTTGCGCCAGCGGGTCGAAGTCGGGGGCGTGCAAACCGCCTCCGACTTCGTGCGCCTGGACGATCACGCGTACCTGTACGGCGTGGTGGCGGGCGCGGTGCACAAGGCGGTGATCGTCGTCGACGCGGTGGCGCCGGGCGAAACGCCCAGCGGCCCGCGTTACGAGACCCCGCAAATCCCCGATTTCTACTCCGGCGCGGTGCTGGGCGGGACGTTGCCCGTGCCGCCCGTGACGACCCCGCCGACGCCGCGCACGCTGGCCTCGTTCTGGCCGACCACGGCATGCCGCAAGCTGTTTCCGACCTTGCTCGACGCCGCGCAAGGCGTCACGAAACTCACCGTCGAGCCCTACCCGGAATTCGCCAGTGTGCTCAGCAACGCGAATGACCAGGGGCAGACCTATAGCCAGTATTACCGGCTCAAGCCGACCATGTATTCCGGCCTGATGCGCCAGGTCGTGCAGCTGCTCATGGGCTTTGGCAAGCAGGACCGTAAGAGCGTGTACGACACCACCGCGCCCGCGATCGGTCGCAAGCCACGCAAGCGCAAGACGCCCCCGACGGGGTACCAGGGCGAGGTGGCCAAGGCCGGCGTGCAAATCCGGTACGACTGGCGCTGGTACCGCACGCACGGCATCACGGTGGCCGCCGACAACCGGCTGTGGCTGGTCGAGATCGGCACCACGCGCGGCATCCTGGCCATGCCCTTGCCGATGAACGCAACCAGTCAGCTCGCCGCCTTCCGCGACAAGCTGGACGCGATGGGCGACACCGCCGGAGCCTTGGCCTGGGACACCCTGGGCGGCTTCCCGACCGGCGAGGGCTTCCCGGCCACCGCGATGGACAGCTGGGTGCGCGCCGGCCGCGTGCTGCAACTGGCCAGCGCCAGCGACGTGCAGGCGTTCTACCAATACCGGCCGTTCAGTTCCGCGCTGGGCTGGGCGTTCAACCGGCGCGGCAGCGAGGCGCATAACACCTGCGTCAGCTACGACGACGACAATTTCCAGACCGCCTACCACTTCGCCGTCAACCTCGCGATCGGGGCCAGCACGCCGCGTCCCGCGCCAGCCAGCGCGGCTACCCTGCGCGCGAAGTTCGCTACGCTCACCAGCGACCCACGGTTCGCCGCCGTAATGTTCAAGATCGGCCGGCTGACCGACAGCCAGGCGGAGGAGTTCCTGCGCCGTGGCGGCCCGGTGGCGAGCATCTTCGACGATCTCGACGCGCTGGTGCTGCCACCCCCGGCGGTGGGCAACGGCAACCTGCGCGAAATGAGCCGGGGCCGGCTCTACAAGCCTGGCCCGAAGGCGCAGACCGATCTCAAGTTCCCCAGCTACGAGCTGGGTTACTTGCTGTCCTGGGACATGCAGCCGGCCGGCCCGGGGCCGTTCGTCGGCAAGTGCGACACGATCGTGCATGTGTTTTTCGCCGGGGATCAGCTCAAGTACGTGAAGTTCTTCAACGACCCGGCACGCATCCCCTGGGCGGTCAGCAACAACGACAGCGACGGGTGCGAGGTCATGGGCACCTTCACCACGACCACCGAGTCGGGCGTGCTGGGCATCCCGCCGATGGTCTACACGAGCGACTTCGACGATCGCGACCAGTTCGCCACCAGCCGCTCGATCAGCACGCGCAAGGGTCAATCGCTCGGCTACTCGGCGATCAACGCCAACGACGACATCACCGCGCCCTACCTGGCCTCGATCACGCGGACCAAGCGTTTCCAGGTCGACAGCCGCTCGGAGTCGTGGAGCGGCGAGTTCCGCACCGCCGCGATGGTGGTGCCGTTCGATGACCGCTGCGCGTACTACTACGCCACGGCCACGGGCGCGGCCAGCCACTCGACCAACACCTCCTCGGCGTACAAGACCGTGCAAGACCCGTGGTCCGCCCGGACCTGGCGCAATTTTCCCGGCTACACCGGCCATTGGGGCGGCGAAGGCACGGCGGACGATCCGTGGTACCTGATTCGCGCCATCCAGCACCCGGACGGATGCGGCCCGGTCACCGCGCGCACCGTGTCTGCGCCGGGCGCGATCTACAGCCCGAGCACCTGCTCGGACTTCGCCGACAGCGGGCCGTGGATCTTCACCTGCGACAACGCCGACGCGAAGCTCTATTCGATCCCGGCGCCGCCGCTGCCGCCCTCGACCAATACCGGCGAAGTCGACAAGGTGGTCGTGACCGCCTACCTGGTCAACGACAGCCAGTTTGCCCCCTTGCAGACCCAGCAGCGCGACACCGACGTGCTCAGTTACGCCAACCCGTGGTTCCTCATGAGCCCGGACCCCGACACGCAGCTCACGCAGTACGCCGAGGTCACCCACAACGCCATGGGCGACGCTACCGTCATGCGATACTCCGTCCAGCCGAACGGCGCCGTGGCGACCCGTGGCGGTCCCCAGCCACCGGGCTTCGCCAACAGCAACACGACATTCATAGGGGTGGTGTGATGGCCGAGATTTGCGACCTGGTCGAAGCGGCGGTAGCCGGCGACAGCGCCATCGCCACCAGCGCGATCCAGCCGGCCAGCCTGGTTGTCTCCACGGCGGTGGCCGGCGAGACGCTGGCGCACACGGTCCTCCTGGCCCTGGACGATGCCTTGCTCGGCGAGGCCTCGGCCAGCGAAAGCGTCGGCATCCTCTTGGTCAGCGGCGGCACGATCGCCGCCTACGCGCTGCCCTCGGGCAGCGTGCGCGACCTGGCGCTGTCCCGTGCGGTGGCCAGCAGCCGGCTCCTGCCGATCGTCCTAGACCATGCGGACGACTACGCCATCGGCCAATCGGCCTACCTGGCTATGCCGATCGGCCAGTTGGTGACCTCGCAGGCGGTGGCCAGCAGCACGGTGCTTCCGCAGGCCACGGTGGGCACCCTGGCGGTCAGCGCCGGCCGGCTGGCGGACCAGGCGCTTTCCGCCCGGCTTATGCTCCTCGTCAGTGGCATGACGGGCGCCAGCGCGACGTGGGCGCAGGTCGAGCGCATCGACCTGGCCGTGGCCAACGCGGTGGCCAGCGCCGTGGCCTTGCAGGCGCTCCAGCTGCACGACCTGGCCCGCAGTACCGGCGTGGTCGGCAGCACGACCGATGACGTGCTGCACGCGATCAACCTGGCGATCAGCGACGCCTACGCCGTCGACAGCGTCATCGGCGAGCCGGTCGGTGGCGCGTGGACCGCCAACACCGACACCCTGGCCATGAGCCGCTACGCGCATCTGCCGCTGCATGCCCTGGCCAGCGTTGGCGATCGCCTGCTCCTGGCCGGGCACGCCGGGGTGTACCGGCGCGGCGGGACCGACGACGACGGCGTGCCGATCGACGGCTACGTCCGCACCGGCCTGCACCGCTGGGGCACCAACGCGCTGTTCCGCGTGCAGCAGGTCTACGCCGGTTATACCGGCGGCGGCTTGCGCGTGCAGGTGGGTGAGACCAGCACGGGACAGGAAATCACCTACAGCTACGACATGCCCGCGCGCAGCAGCACGCCGACCGCGCCCACCCATGGGCGGGTGAAACCCGGTGCGGGCATGCGCACCATGTACGCCCGATTGACCCTTCGCAACATCGACGGCGCGCCCCTGCGTGTCGTCGACGCGGACCTGACCACGTTCGACACGTCGAGGAAAACCTGATGGCTGGCGCACCCATTTCCCTCCCCGATCAGACCCCGCCGCCGTGGGTGTACGAGACGCCGGCCAACGTGGTGATCGATCAGATCGGCAAGATGAGCGACCGCGCCAACAGCGCGTTGTCGCTCACCTACGACGCCATCCGCCAGCTGGGCGCGCTGACCATCGATGGCGACAGCGCGGCCCCGCCGGAGCTGGCCTTCCCGGACATCACGCCGGTCAACATCACCCGCCCGGATCGGCCCAGCGCGGTCGCCCTGGGCACGGTCGATCCGTTCAACCTGCCCGTGTTCCAGGAATTCGCCGACCTCTACGCGCAACTGGACGCGATCACCAACGACCTGCCCGACCCAGGCGATTTCGAGCCCTCGATCGGCACCATCGTCATCCCCGCGCCGCCACCGCCGATCCAGCTGGGCGACAAGCCGGTCAAGCCGGAACTGGCCGACCTGGTCGTGCCGACCGCGCCGGACATCACCTTGCCGGCGCTCGATCCGCTCCTGACGATCGACGTGCCGGACTTCGTCATGCCGGAGTTCCCGACCTTCGACGACCAGCCGGTCGAGTTCGACGGGCAGGTGCCGAACACCGCGATGGCGTGGACCGAGCCGACCTATGCGCCGGTCGTGCTCGATGACCTGGTGCGCGAGATCAAGCTGGCCCTGGGCGGCGGTACCGGCATCCACCCGGACGTCGAGGAGGCACTGTTCGCGCGCACCCGCGCCAAGGACGACGTGGCCGCGTTGAAGCGCACCCAGGAGGCGGTGGACACCTGGGCCGGGCGGGGCTTCGCGATGCCGCCGGGCATGCTCGTTGAGCAGGTGAACGCGGCCCAGCAGGACAACCAGCTGGCCGCCAACGACCGCGCCAGCGACGTGCTGGCCAAGTCCGCGCAGTGGGAGATCGAGAACCTACGCAACGCGATCGTCCAGGGCATCGCCTTGGAAACCCAGCTGATGGGCCAGTTCAACAACGTGGCTCAGCGTAGCTTCGACATGGCGCGCACGCGGCGCGACGCCGACCTCCAGCTGTTCCAGGCGCAGATCTCCCTCTACAACGCGCGCCAGGCCGGTCGGCAGATGCTCGTGGAGGTGTTCAAGGCCAAGCTGCAAGCGGCGATGTCGCAGATCGACGCGTTCAAGTCGCTGGTCGAGGCTGAGCAGGTCAAGGCGCAGGTCAACGAGTCGGTGGTGCGCGCCTACAGCGCGAAGATCGACGCGTTGAAAGCGATCGTGGCGATCTTCCAGGCACGCATCGAGGCGGTGAAGGCCCAGGCCGACATCGAGCGCAACAAGGTCGATATCTTCAAGGCCGAAACCGATGCGTTCTCGGCCGGGATCGACGCGCAAAAAACCGTGTTCGAAGCCTACGAGGCGCAGGTGCGTGGCGAGGCGGCCAAGGGCTCGATCATCGAGTCCGAGGCGCGCGCGTTCGCCGCCACGGTGGAAGCGACCAGCGCCAACGGCAACGTGAAGATCGCCGCGATCCGGGGCAAGATCGACGCCATCGGTGCGGCGGTGCAGAAATTCACCGCCTTGATCGGCGGCGAGCGCGACCGTGTCGGCGCCCAGGCCACGGCGATCCAGGCCAAGGCACAGGCGTTTTCCGCCGATGCAACCCGGTACAGCGCCGAGCTGGGCGCCAACACCGAGGAGGTGCGCCTGGCCATCACGCAGACCGAAAGCCGTCTACGCAACAACCTGGCCTATTACGAGACCCGCGTGCGCGAGTACGACCAGGCAATGAGCCGCCTGGTGGAACGCGCGCGGGTGATCGTCGCGGCCCTGTCGGCCGGCGGCAACATGGCCGCGCAGCTGGCCAGCGGCGCGATGTCGGCCATGCACGTCCAAGCCAGCCTGTCCGGGTCGGGCAGCGCCAGCACCTCGTGGAGCAGTGGGTACAGCTACTCCGAATCGCACAATTTCGAAGACGAAAGCACCAGCCACGAATAAGGGGGCCGCCATGGCTACGCAGCAGGACATCGACAAGCTCAACCGCCGCGCATCCACGGCCGTGGACGGCACCGCGCCCATCGGCGACGCCGCGCAGGCCGCCGCCCGCGCCACGCAACCGCGCTCGATCGACGCGGCCGTGCCGGGCAACGTGGCCAACACGCTGGCTTCGCCGCCGCTGCGCCTGAGCCAGCAGCGTCCGGCCGACTTCATCGCCGACAGCGCGGGCAACGTGCAGGCGAACACGCCCTCGGCGGGCTGGACGACCCAGCCGGGGGCGAGCGCGCCGAGCGCCGCCCAGCGCATGGCCAGCACCGCGCCGACGGCGCCCAACCTCCAGGTCACGCCGGGGGCGACCAACCCGAACGTGATCGATCCGGTGCCGCCGACCCGCGCCACCGTGGTACGTCCCCCGGCCGGTGGCGGCGCGGGCCTGGCCCTGGAGCCCACGCCGGCCCCGGTCGCCGCGCCTGCCGCGCCGCTGGCGCTGCCCAAGCCGACCCTGGTAGTCGGTGCCGACGGGGTGGCGATGAACACGCAGGCGGCCAACGCCCGCGCCCAGCTGGGGGCGACGCCGGACATCGTGCGCGCGCAGCAGGCCCACCCGGCGTTCACCGACCCGGCCGCGCCGCCTCCAGCAGCAGCGCCCCCGGCACCTGCCCCGGCATTCAATCGCCCCGGTACCGGCGGCCCGCTGGTTGATCAGATGGGCAATATCAGCGCCGAGGACTTCGCCCGCCGCACCGCCGCCGCGCGCGCCGCGCCAGTCGGCCCGATCCCCGGTGCGGTCAACCCCGAGGGCGTGGCCAACGCCACGGCCAGTGCCGCCGAGACCCTGGCCGGCGCCCCGAAGCCATCGCTGGCCTACCGCGCCGGCTCGGCGGTAGCGGACGTGCCCGGGGCGCTGGGCAAGGCCGCCCGATTTGGCGCGGCGCCCGTGGAGACCGTGCCCGGCCGCTTCGGTACCGCGCGGACGGCGCCCGGCCAGAACGGCGGTGCGGCCACCGTGCTGGCGCTCACCGCGCTGGGCGGCGCGGCGCAGTCGGCCAACCGCAGCACCGAGGATTACCGCACGCGGCTGGGCATGGACCCGGTCGGCGGCGTTGGCGGCGACATCGTCGCGCGCACGGCCGGCGTGCTGTCGGACTTCGGCGCGAACCTGTTGGACGTCCCGGTCGGCCTGGCCAACGCCACCGGATTGACCGATATCCGGCCGTTCGGCTCGATGTTCAACGACACGGCCGGCAACTACAAACCGAACTACGCCACCGACAAGGGCGGCTTGGCCGTGCGCCCGGACGCGGAGCAGGAGAAGCAGAACGCCGGCTGGTACGAGCAGCAGGCGGCCAACCTGCAACGCGATTTCGAGCAGCGCGCGGCGGCGGCGCGGGCGACGGCGGGCACGCCCGACGCCACCACGGCGGCCTCGCCCTCGGCCACCACCACGCCAGCGGCGACCGGCGCAGCTCCGGCCCCGTCCGCCGCCACCCAGCTCGCCAGCCTTCCGGCCACCGCGCCGGTCGCGCCCGCTGCGATGCCGGCCGTGCCGCTCACCCCGGAACAGGCGCAGGCCAGCAACGTGGCCGGCACGGCGGTGATCAACGGGCGCATGGTCGCTCCCGACGAGATCGCGCGCCTGGCCAACCGCAACGTTGTCTCCAGCCAGGCGTTCACCAACCCGGCCGTGGGCACCTTGTTCTCCGAGGCCAACGGCGGGCGGACGCCGACCACCGAGGAAGCGCTGGCCCTGCGCGAGCGGATGAACGGCGGCAACGCGGCCTCGATGCTGGCCCAGGCCCCCGGCCAGATCGTCATCCCCGGTAGTGGCTCCAGCGGCGGCGGGATCGGTGGGCGCAACCCCGGTGCCGACCGCACGGCTACCGTGAACAAGCTGATGAGCGACATTTCGAGCGCCCTCGGCAGCGGCAAGCGGCGCACCGCGCGCGAGCTGATCGGTCAGCTGTCGGCGTACAACCAGGTCGGCAACACCGACGCCAACCTGGCCGACGCCCGCAGCGGGCGCAATGGCGCGGCAGCGGCGAAGGCGCCGAAAACGCCGGTCGAGCAAGCGCTGGAGCTGGCCCAGCTCCAGGAGGCTTCCGGTCGTGCGGAAGGCACGCAGCTCTCCAACGCGCAAGCCAAGCTGTCCCAGCAGCTCCAGCAGGCGGTGATCGACGCGACCACGCCGGCCGCGCGCAAGGCGGCCACCGAGAAGCTGGCCGCGCTGTCTGGAAAAGAGCCGCCGAAGCGGAATTTGAGTAACATCCGCGTACCGATCGGCGACGGGCTCGATGCGCGTAACCTTGAGCTGCCGATCGACACCGAAACGGGCCAGTTCGTGATCCCCGATGGGTTCATGGACTTGGTTAAACCGCCTGCGAAACAAGGGCAGGCCAGCGCGAAAAACTAGGGGAATGACCGATGGCGCGTGATCCGAACGTTGACCGACTGATTGCCGCGCTATCGACGCCTCCCCCGCCGGAAGACACGCCGAAGGTGCAGGCCTCCGACTTCGGCAAGCAGCTCGGCAGCGGCGCCCTCCAAGCCGTCGGCTACGGCCTGGAGGGCGTCGGTCAAGCGATCAACGCCCCGTCCAATGGCAACGGCCAGCAACCGCTCGTCGATGCCTCGCCGATCACCGCGCTGGGCCGACGCATCGCGGCCAAGGGGACCGAGGTAGGCAAGTCGGTCTCGCCCACCGCCGCGCAGCGCATGGCGGCGTCGACGCCCGACGGCACGTTCACCGATCCGTCGTCGTGGACGCTGGGCAGCGATCCCAGCGTCAGCGGCTACGCGCTCCAGGCGGCCAATGTGCTGGGCCAGGTGGCGCCGGTCGCCGCCACCGCGTTGGCCACGCGCGGGCGCATCCTGCCCACGGCCGGTGTCTCGGCGGCCTTGGGCGGTGGCGCCGCCGCCGGTCAGGAGGAGGACCGGATCAACGCGATGCCCGCCGAGCAGCTGGCCACGCTGCCGGCCTACCAGGACGCCATTGCGCGTGGCATGTCCCCCGCCGCCGCGCGCGATCGCCTGGCCAGCCGGGCCGGGCAGACCGCGTTCGCGCAGACCGCGCCCGTGTCGGCGCTGTCCGGCCTCACCGAGGGCTTGCCGATCACCGGCCAGTTCCAGAACGCCTTGGGCAAGGTGGTGGGGACCTCGCGCGTGGCCCGCGCGGTGGCCGGTGGCGTCACCGATGCCATCGCCGAAGGTAGCCAAGAGGCGCTGGAGAACGCGGCCGAGATCAGCGGTGCGAACACCGCCACGGGCGAGGACCGCTCGCTCCAGGAGGGCGGCGTGCAGAACGCCGTGCTGGGCGCGGTGGGTGGTGCCGCTGTCGGTACCGCTGGTGGCCTTATACACAACGGTCACGGCGCCCCCGTATCCTCGGACACCCCGGTCGCCGCCCCTGCCTCCGCGCCGGGCGAAGCCCCGGCCGCCCCACCCAAGCCGGCCGCCGTCAGCGCGCCGTACCAGGCTGGCGCGGTCAACCCGCTGACCGGCGATATCAATGTCGCCCCGGGCGTCAACGTCAACCCGAACGACGGTCCGCTGTCCAAGGCGCTCGGGACCGGCGCCGTGGTCGGGGCCATGGACCGCCCCGCCATGGTGACGATGGACGACGGCAGCGTCGTCCATGGCGAGACCGGCGAGGTCTTGACCGGGCCGTCCGAGCAGATCGCCCAGCAGCGCGAAGCCGACGCCAAGCAGGCCAAGGCCGCCGCCAAGACGGCCGAGGCGCCTGCCCCGTCGCAAACCGAATCCAGCAACGAGCTGGCCCTGGATCTCCCACCGGCACCGGCCCCTGGCACTGCCGTGGAAAATGCCCCGGCATCACCCGTGGCAAATGCCGAGGCAACGCCAACGCCAACGCCAACGGTGACCGAACCGGACACGACAACCGCCAGCGTGCCGTTCTTCATCACCATGGCCCAGCGTGCCGAGCTGCGCGCGCGCGGGGTCGACAACGATGCCATTCGACGGATGACCCCGGCCGAGGCCCAGCAACGCTTGGCCCAACCCGCGCCAGTCACGGCGGATATTTCTGGATTGAATAAGCGTCAGTTGACGGCGCAGGCTCTCACGGTTGAGCAGGAACAGGCGAAGCGCATCGACCTCCTTGGTGACGAGGCAAAGCTCACTGCGTATGCAGCGGATAAGGGCGTTTCCGTTGATGAAATGCGAGCTACCCTCCAAGCCAACCATCAGGTGAATACCGCGCGTCTGGATCAGCTCAATAAAGCCCTGGCAACAGCTCCCGACGACCCGGTGAAGCCCGTCACCTCTTGGAAGGACGTCCCCGCGAACCAACAGGCCCTTGATGCCGCCGTGGCCGAGGCCTATGCCCAGCGCGGCGTGCTCGACGCGCAGGCGACCGGCGCCCTGGCCAAGCGGCTCGGGGTGACCCGTCAGGAGGTCGCCGAGGCGAAGAAGCGCGTTTCCGGCACGGCCCCGGCGGAGGCCACGCCGGCCTCGGCCACGACTTACCCGACCGTCATCGCCGCCAATCGCGCGCGCCGAGCGATGGCCGATCCCAATACCTTCGTGGTTGCCCAAACCGGCCCGAAGGCCTACGAGCTGCGCCCTGTCGGCGCGGCGGAATCTACGAGCCAGGAGAACAGTAATGGCAACGAAGAAGCCAAGCCCGTTCGGCGGGAAGGTGGTCAGCAAGTCGGTCCCAATGCCGGCGAAAATGCGCCAGGCAATGAACGGCAAGCCGGCAGCGAGGAAGGCGGCACCGCCGTCCAAGGTGGTCCAGCGCCGGACGCCGGTAGCGCGACCGGCAGCGGCGGGAGCGGGAGCGATTCCGGCGATGCCGTTGCAGCCGTCGGCGAAGCTGGGCGGGGGCGTGGCGGTGCCGACGAAAACGCCCGTGGCGGCAGCGGCACCGAAACTGCGGACCTCGGGCGGGCAGTCGAAGATGGGCGGCAAGGCCAAGCCGTCGCCGATGGCGGCACGGGCCGCGAAGATGCTCTCCAGCCGACCGAAGTAAACGAGAGCGGCGAGCTGTTGGATGGGGATATCACCACGCCCAGCGGCTCGCCGTTCACCATCCGCGACGCGGCCGAGAAGACCGCCGCGCGTCACCCTGGCCACAGCGTGGTCGAGCTGGAGGACGGCGGCTACGTCGTCCGTGAAGGAGTGCGAAATGAGCAAGCCCCTGCTAACGAGGAGCCCGTTTCTGGACGAGCTGGTCCTGATGGAAAAGCTAGCCGAGCCAATGAAGGAACAGAGGAACGCGCTGGCGCGAGCGTTTCCGATGGAGCCGTGGCCGGAGAGCCCGCCGGAGCCGTTGAAACTCCAGCATCTAGCGACAAGTTACCCGCTCGTGGTGAAACGCCCGTAGCCACCAACCCCGATGAAGCGCTGGCCAAGGCCCGCAATGGTGACCCGCTTGCGCCGAAAGAACAGAGGCTCCTCGCCCGCCGCAAGGTGATCGAGAAGCTGGACGCGGCGAAGCTCTATTCCGATATCAGCGGTGCCAGCAAGTCCGCCGCGACCAAGGCGATCAACGCCATGGAAACGGCGAAGGACCGCAGCGGGGGCGTGCTCAAGGACGGCCTGCGTGACGTGGCGGCGGTGATCGAGGCCGCGCAAAAGGCCATCCCGAAGGGAGCCAGCGCGAGCGAACAGACCGTGGACGGTATCAACGCCGTGATGGAGACGTTGAGTAAGAAAAAGCCGAAGCCGAAGGCGGACGCAGTGCCCGCGCCCGGCAAGGGCGAGGGCGTCAACGAGAACCGCGCCGACCAGCCGGCCTTGTTCAGCAAGAACACCGCCAGCACGCCGACCGCTCGCACGCTCGATCCCGAGCGCGTCACCGCGCAGGTGACGAAGATCACCTCGGCCTGGAAGAACGCGCCGCTGGTGCGCGTGGTGGCCACCGCCGCCGAGCTGCCGGCGCACATCCGCGTGGCGGCCGGGTTCGACGCCAGCGTCGAGGCCGCGCACGAGAACGGCGCGATCTACATGATCGCGGACAGGTTCAGCACGCCGGCCCGCGTGCAGCAGGTGCTTGCGCACGAGGCGATCGGCCACTACGGCGTCGAGCAGATCCTCGGCCCGCAGGGCTTCCGCAACGTCCGCGACCAGCTGATCGTCGCGCGCGACGCCGGCCGGCTCAAGGAGCTGTTCGCCGAGATCGATAGCCGGTACGGCACCCTGGACAACGACACGCTGGCGTCCGAAGCGCTGGCGGTGATGGCCGAGCGAGGCACGCGCACGCCGCTGCTTGGCCGCGCCCTGAACGCCTTGCGCGCATTCCTGCGCTCGCTGGGCTTCACCATCACGTTCAGCGAGGGCGACCTGCGCCACATCCTGGCCAACGCCGGCAAGTGGTTGGAGTCCGGCCGCGCGCGCCCGCTGGTCAAGTTGCGCGAGGAGGCCTCGTTCGCCTCGGGCGAGACCTCGGCCGGCGATCCGGAGTCGAACGATTCGCCCTTCGACGAAGGCTGGTGGGCCAGCGTGCCCAACCGGGGCGACAGCGCGGTGGTCGCCGACGCACGTCGGCAGTGGGCCGAGAAGGGCACCGAGAGTCCGTACTTCAAGGAATGGTTCGGCAACAGCCAGGCCAAGACCAAGGCGGGCAAGCCGGTGACGTTCTACCACGCCACCAACGGCGATTTCTCCGTGTTCGACACGACCAAGGCAGGCACCTCAACCGGCTACGCCGCGTCTGGCCTGGGCATCTTCCTCACGCCCAACCAAGACACCGCCAGCCGCTACGGCGATCGCGTCATGCAGCTCTACGTGAAGGCGGAAAAGCCCTACCGCATGGGCGTCGACGAACTGTCCAGTTTCGAGACCGTCGGCGATGCACGGCGACGCCAGCAGGAACTCGCCGCGCAGGGCTATGACAGCATTTTTGTGCCGGCGGACAAGACGCTGATCGCCTTTGGCGCCGACCAGGTGAAAAGCGCCACCAGCAACCGGGGCACGTTCAGCGCGGCCACCCCGGATATCAATTTCAGCAAGTACGAAAAACCGGCGCCGGAGTTCGTACCCGATGGAAAGCAGACCGAGACGAAGGCCTTCAAGGAGTGGTTTGGCGAGTCGAAGGTGACCAACGAGGACGGTACACCAAAGGCGGTTTTTCACGGCAGCACGGCAAATATCGAATCGTTTAAGGGTCCAGCTTACTTCAGCGAAGACCCGACCGAAGCCAGTGCCTACACCTTCGCCAGTCGGCTGGCGAAGCGTGAAAAGGCGCTGGCAAACAGCAAGTACAAAACTGCCAAGGGTGCGGAAAAGTACGCCGGACAGCGGGTGGATTACACCGGGATCGTCGATGATGACAATTCGGTAGGTAAGCCGTTCGCCACTGACCAGGGCGTGGTTATCCGTAATGCCGACGGCACGATCACCGCTTTCACGGACCTGGTGGGCGATAAAAAGACGTTCAATCTCCAGGACATGACCATCGAGCTAAAGCGTGGTGACGGCAGGAAGGCCGCGCGGAAGCTGGTCACGGATTACCGCGAACACATCGATGATCGCTTTCCGCCCGGCAAGGGCGTCAATGGCAACGTCACGCCGGTGTATCTGGCCATCGAGAACCCGATGGAAATGCATCCACACGTCGCCAACCGATTCGGCGCCCGGCTTGGCGGAACCAGCGAGGAGTGGGCGGCCACCGTCGCCGACTTGGAAGCCAAGGGCTACGACGGCATTTCGACGATCAGCGACGATCCAGGTGCGCCATATGGGACGAAACAGTGGATTCCTTTGCGCCCCGAGCAGATCAAATCGGCGGTAGGGAATAACGGAGCTTTTAGCAAGGCTGACGAGCGCATCACCTTCAGCAAGAACCCCGCCGCCGCGCTCAACGACGATATCGAGAAGGCCGCCAAGTTCAAGGTGACCGACATCGTCGACACGCTGCGCGACAAACGCGAGGACTGGCGCCCGAACTGGTTGGGCATGCTCACCCTGCGTCAGCTGGGCGAGGTGGCCGCGCCGTACCTGCCGAAGATCGGCGCCTACACCGACACCGTGCAGACCATGCAGACCCGCCGCAACCAGCTCCAGGAGAGTGCGGCGAAGACCGCCGACAAGTGGTGGCAGTGGCAGCGCAAGAACCGCGAGGCGGGACAGGCGATGGCCGAGGTGATGCACGATGCGACGCTGTCGGGCGTCGACCCGGCGGAACCGTTCCGCCCCGGCAGCGTGACCCTGGCCGGCGGGATCACCGTGCCGATGACCGAGGCGGCGGTGGCCAAGGAGGTACGCAGCCTGGAAGCCAAGGCAGCGAACGCGCCCAAGCAGGTGAAAAGCCTGTTGCAGGCCGACATCACGCGGCTCCAGGAGGCGCTGGCGCAGGAAGCGGGCCGGCGTCAGGCGTACCCGGAACTCAAGCAGCGCTATGACGCGCTGCCCGAGGGTGCGAAGGCCATCTATACCGAGGTGCGCGATGCATACACTGAGCGCGCGGACGCGATGCAGGAGGCATTGGTGCAGCGCATCGCCGGCCTGGAGCTGGGCGAGGCCGCGCGCAAGGATCTCACCGATCGCGTGCGTGCCCACTTCGAATCGGCCCGGGTGCAGGCCCCATACTTCCCGCTGGCGCGCTTCGGCGAGTATTGGGTGGCCGCCGAGAAGAACGGGGAGAAGGAATTCCGCATGATGGAAAACCGCGCCCAGCAGCGGCGCGTGCAGAACGCCTATGCCAAGGAGGGTTGGACGACCAAGGCCGGCGCCAAGCTCGACATGCTCCAGGCGGTCGACGGCGCCAGCGCCTCGTTCATGGCCCAGGTGACCGAAAAGCTCAACGAGGCGAACGTGGACAAGGATGTCACCGACGAGATTTATCAGCTCTACCTCCGCACGCTGCCGGACCTTTCCGTGCGCAAGCAGTTCATCCACCGCAAGGGTGTCGCCGGCTACGACCAGGATGCGCTCCGCGCGTTCGCCGGGCACATGAACCACGGCGCCTACCAGCTGTCGCGGCTGGAGAACAGCCAGGTGATGGAGACCTTGCTGCGGACCATGCGCAAGGACGTCGAGGCCTTGAGCGAGGGCGGCGGCGTGGAGGCGGTCAAGGCCGCGCGGGCGATGAGCGAGGTCGACAAGCGGCACCAGTGGATCATGAACCCGAAGGACGCGGCGTGGGTCCAGCGCGTCTCCTCGGCCAACTTCGCCTATTACCTGGGCGCTACCCCGGCCGCCGCGCTGGTCAACGTGCTCCAGGGCGCGGTCACGACCTTCCCCGCATTGGCCTCCAAGCACGGCTGGGTGAAGGCGCTTTCCGCCTTGACCTCGGCCACGAACGCCTCGATCCGCACCTACGGCAACATCGAGAAGACCCTGCGCAACGCCGACGAGCGCACGGCCTACGAGCAGTTGCTCGCCATGGGCGCGATCGATCGAACGCTGTCGCACGACCTGGCCGGCATGGGCGAAGGCTCGCTCCTCTCCTACAACCCGGCGTGGCGCAAGACCATGGGTGTGCTATCGCACCTGTTCCACAAGGCCGAGGTGTTCAACCGCGAGGGTGCGGGCCTTGCCGCGTATCGCTTGAGCCGCGAGGCGGGCGAGACCCACGAGGCGGCGGTGAAGTACGCCGCCGACACGATTTTCCAGACCCATTTCGACTACTCCAACGCCAACCGCGCCCGCTTCATGCAGGGCAATGCGGCCAAGGTGCTGTTCGCCTTCAAGCAATACAGCCAGTCGATGACCTATTACCTCTGGCGGAACTTCTACCAGGCCACGCGCGGCGCGAGCCCGCAGGAGCGCAGCGAGGCGCGGAAGAAGCTGGTTGGCACGCTGGGCATGACGGCGGTGTTTTCCGGCGTGCTCGGCCTGCCACTGATGACCCTGTCGATGCAGGTCGCCAACGCCATGGCGGCGATGTTCGGCGACGACGACGAGCCGTGGGATGCCGAAACGGAGTTCCGCAACTTCCTGTCCGACTTCCTCGGCCCCACCTTCGGCCGGATCGCCCAGGTCGGCCCGGTGCAGGCACTCACCGGCCTGGGCATCGCCGACCGCACCAAGCTCGATCAAATGTGGTTCCGTCCCTCGGATAAAGAACTGGAGGGCCGGGCCGCGTACGACTACCTGCTTGAACAGGTCGCCGGTCCGGTCGGTGGCATGTTCGCCAACGGCTACCGCGCGGGCCAGCTCTACGCCGACGGGGAACTCTGGCGTGGCATCGAGACCGCCATGCCCAAGGCGGTCAAGGACGCGTTGAAGACGATCCGCTATGCCAACGAGGGCGTGCGCACGCTGTCGGGCGATCCGCTGGTGCCCGACCTGTCGCCGTATCAGATCGCGATGCAGGCGGCCGGGTTCTCCCCGGCCGAGGTGTCCGAGCGCTACGAGGCGAACAACGCGATGAAGGGCTACGAGCAGACCTTGGTGAAACGCCGCCAGTCGCTCTTGGACGCCTACGCGATGGCCACGCAAACCCGCGACATGGAAGCGGTGCGCGCGGCCACGGAGGCCATCGAGCGGTTCAACCGGAAGAACCCGGAAATCGGGATCAACGCCAGCACGATCCGGCGCAGCTTGCAGTCGCGGCAGAAGTACAGCCAGCGCATGGTCGATGGCCTCGTGCTCAACCCGAAGCTGGATGCACGCCTGCGCGCGGCGGTGTCCTTCGACGATCAAGGGGAGTGAGCAAAAGAGAAAGGCCCGGATTTTGAGTCCGGGCCTTTCTGCTTACGATGGCACGTGCGTTCACGACGGTACGTTCGGCGCGTGTGTCTCGTCGGGAGGCATCTTAGAACGGAATAGTGTCCTCATCAAAGCCGTCGGTGTCCTGCGAGCGCGGCTCCCCGAAGGATCGCCCACCCGGTCCGGGCATCTGATTCTCACGCGGACGCTCGCGCGGTGCGCCGTAGCTGGAACCACCCCCCGTGCCCGGATACGTCCCGCTAGCGCTGCCCCGACGTTCACCAGCCGGCCGGCCGGTGCGCTCGCCACCTTCGCCGCCGCCCTGGCCACCGAGCATCTGCATTTCGTTGGCGATGATGTCGGTCGAATAACGCTCGATGCCATCCTTGTCGGTGTACTTGTCGGTGCGCAGCGAGCCCTCGATGTAGACCTGGCGGCCTTTTTTCAGGTACTCCCCGGCGATCTCGGCCAGCTTACCGAACAGCTTGACCCGGTGCCATTCGGTGCGCTCTTGCTTCTCGCCGGACTGCTTGTCCGTCCAGGCTTCGGACGTGGCGATGCGCAGCGACGTGATCGCCGTGCCGCTGCCCGTGTAACGCGTTTCCGGGTCCGCGCCGAGATTGCCCACGATGATCACTTTGTTGATGCCGCGTGCCATGCCTATCCCCTTATCCGAGCCATTCAACGTGGAAGGCCGCCGGCAACTTCGGCATTTCCTTCAAGGTGCCGGCAAGGATAACCTGCACCTCGGCCTGCGAAGAAAGCCATTTCAGGATCGGCCCCCGGTGCTTTGGCGCGACCACATCGAAGTGGTCGAGCACCATCACCCGCAAGCCGCCCTGCACCGCCAGGGCATAGGCCATGGCCATGCGCACGCGCCACTGTTGCGAATCCGAAGCCATCGGGTAGGGCGTGGTGCCGTAATACAGCTCCAGGTCGTTCCCCATCTGCACCATGGTCTCCAGGCCCGCCGAGGCCTCGCGCAGCAGCTCGTTGAAGGTGGCCACGGTCGAGCCAAGGAACTCGGCTGGCAACGCCACCAAGGCCTCGGCCAGCTTGGTGAAGCCGACCACATCGAGGTGGTGATCGCGCGCCTTGCGCGTGCGCTCCTCGACCTGCGCCGCCTCGGCCTGCGCGTTGGTGGCGCGGTTCAGATCGGCCTTGGCTAGGGCCACTTCCGCCACCTTCGCCGCGTGCAGGCCGTTGGCCGCCTCGACCTCCTTCGCGGTGGTTCGCTCGGGCAGGCTGTCGAGCAGTTCTTGCGAGGCCTTGCCACGCGCGATGGTCGACTCCAGGTTGCGGATGCGCGAATCCAGATCGCCGAGTTGCTGGCGCAGATCCGCCACCGCCCGACCGGCCTCGATCGGGTCGTGCTTGGGCTTGACCGCCTCCCAGGCGACCAGCTGGCCATCGGCCAGGGCCAGCACCGAGGCGCACGACGGGCAGGTGTAGGTGTGGCTCCCCTTGTACGCGGCGCTTTCCGCCAGTTCGGCCAGCTTGGCGGCCAGTTCCTCGCGCTCGGCCGTACGGCTGGCTAGGGCGGCCTCGGCGGCAGCGATCCCCTCCACAGCGGCCTGGGCGGATTCCGCCGCCTTGTGCGCATCGAACCGCCGTTGCAGGTCATAGGCGATCGTCTTGCGCTCGGCCTCCTCGTCGGCCAGGGTATTCACCTGCGCCTGCAACGCCTCGATGTCCGGCAGCTCGTCGAACGAGGGCGACGCCGCTCGCCAACCGTCGGCCTTGGCCTCACCGTAGTTTTCACCCGTCAAGGACTTCCACGCGCCACGCGCCTGGCTAGCCAGCTCCTTGGCCTCCTTGGCCGCACCATCGAAGCCGAGCTTGATGTACTTGAGCGCGGCGGCCACCCGCGCCTCGTCGTGGCCCTTCTTGACCAGGATGTCGGTGACGGTGGAGGCCTTGACTTCGACCCCGGCCATGCCGAACAGCAGCTTGCGCCGCTCGGCCAGTTCCATGGCGAAATACGCCTCCGGCTCCAGCGACAGCGGCGAGCCGTCCAGCGGCGGCGCGCTGGCGCTATGGTTGCCCGTCTTGAGCCCCAGCTTGTAGGTACGCGGGATGCCGTCGACCTCGCACAGCACGGTGACGTCGCCCTTGCTTTCGCCCTGGGTGATGAGCTGGGCGATGTCCTTTTTGTAGCCGATGCCACGGATCGGCTCGCCGGTCAGGGCCAGCTTGATCCCGCTGGCAATCGCGGTTTTTCCCACGCCGTTGTCGCCGCAGATGAACAGCACGTTGGCGTGGCGCGGGATGCTGATGGCCAGGTCGCGATGCGAGAGGTAGTTCGTGGCACGGATTTCCGTAATGCGCATGTTGGTTACTCCACGTTGAACAGGTCGTCGTCGCGGCCCGAAGGGGGCGCATCCTGGGTGGCGCTTTGCTTTGCGGCCGGCTTGGCCTTGGCCGGTGGCTCGTCGAACTCCTGGGGCAGCGGCTCGCGCTTGTCGCCAGCGGGCACCTCGCGATCGACTTCGGTGTCGCGGGTAACTTCGAACGGCAGCTCGTCGTGGGCCAGCGGGTGCACCGGCTCGTCCCCAGCATCCTCCGTGACGGGCTCCTCCGGTGCATCGGGATCGAGGCTTGTGGTGGCGTCGGTGGCGTCGGCCAGTTCGCCCTCGTCGATCGCGGTGTCGCGCAGGCGTTCGTTCACCGCCGAGGCGCTGGTGCGGCGACGGTTGGCCGTGTGCTCGTCGATGATCGAGACGTCCTCGATTTCCTCGACCGTGGGCAAGCCGAGGGTCAGCTCGGGCGCGTGCGCTTCCAGCCAGAACGACGCGGCGCGGTACATGAACATCTGATCGGCCATCGTCGTCCACTTCGCGTTCTTGTCCCAGCCCTCGCCCTTGACCATCTTCCAGGTCACCCAGGTGCCAAGTAGCACTTCGCCGCTCTCCTTGTCGGTCGCGTACGCGCGGCACCCGTAGCCATCCTGGCCGGGCTCGCCCTTCCACTCGTACTTGATGCGCGAGAACAACGGCGAGTTGTTGACCAGCGCGGCCTTGAACTTGCCCCGGAAGCCGGGGCGGCCCTTGACCACGTCCATGTTCTGCATGAGGGTGAACGGCGACAGACCCATACGCGAGGAGATCTCCAGCGCGACCAAGCAGTTGCCCAGGCCAACGGGGTTGTGCACCCACTGGCCATTGCGCAGGTTGTAGGCCTGATACTGGTCCGGCACCATCGTCGATTCGGAGAGTGTCTTAGCCATTTCCATGGCCACATGAAAACTCCGGCCGCTGGAGAACACGGCCAGCGGGTTGTTGTCACTGGCGATCGCCGGCAACAGCGACGGCTCCATGGCGGTGCTTTCCGCCAGTGCGTTGTCTTTCGGTTCGGTCACGACGTGGTTTCCTTGTTATCGGTGGGACGGCCAACGAGGCCGCAGTACCCGGTGAGTGAATCTTCCCAGCGCCAGGCCATGCAGCTGGCGGCGATGCAGCAACAATCGCGATCCGCGACGCCGCCCGTGTTCGGCACACGATTGCCCGAGGTGCCGCCGATGGCGGCCACATCCTTCCGATCGACCACGGGGATTTGCGACATGGCGAACGGGCACCAGCGCTGACGCGCGAGGGTTGGCGACATGATGCTCATGCGGCCATGGCCTCATCCAAGCCGGTGTAGATCTTCGGCAGACGCAGGTCGGCGACCCCGTTGGTGTAGCTGGGGAAATCGTCGCGCTCGATGCAGTCACGCAGCTTGCGCAGGCCGGCCATGTACTTGTTTTCCCCATCCAGCCGGTCGTCGTCGCTCAACTGGTAGGAAGCCGGTGCGTAGGGCGGGGTCTTCTCCTGCACCAGGAAAATGAAGTTGTCGATGTGCACGTTGTTTTCTTCGAACGCGCGGGAATACATCGCGTCCTGCATGTCGTAGCTCATCCGCTTGGCGGCATAGCGCCAGTTTTCCGGCGCCGCCGAGCGAGCCGACTTGAGATCGACGAACAGGCCGTTTTCGGCGTGCAACCAGTCCCCGCGCGACTTGCAGCGGATGCCGGTCTCATTGCACGTCCACAATGCGGTGACTTCGGCCCGGCCCCCTTTGCGCAGGAGATCGCGGACCCATTTGAAGCGGTACAGCGCATCGCGCATGCCGATCACATGGCGGTGCTGGGCCGGGGTGATCCAGACCTTGCCGCGCGTCTCCTCCTCGATCCAGACCTGGCGCAGCTTCGCGTTCGCCGGCTTGCGCAGGCTTCCAAAGTCCGGCATGACGATCACCTTCGCGTCGAACAGATCCGGCTCCAGCACGGCGACGTGGTAGGCGCTGCCGAAACGCAGCACATCCGCGTCCTCGATCGGTTCGCCACGCTCGTCCAAGCGCACCGGGTTCTCTAGGTGGTCGAGGAAGTGAAAGGCGGATTTGCCGGTCAGCAGCGAGAGGGCCGACTTCGACACAATCGAGGGCGAGCCGTGGTACAGCGATTCGTCCAGGTCTTCCAGCAAGGCGTGGCCGGGCTGGCCGCGCGCGAACGCGGGCGCCGACCAGGCGGGCAGTTTCATCATGGCAGGGTGCATTTTGACTCTCCAAAAGCGGGCGCCGCTCGGGCGCCCGCCATGTTGCTTACCGCACGTCTCAGCGTATGCGATTACACCGCGTCGTCGAATTCCGGCGAATCCGGCACGTCGGTTTCGCCCAGGGCGACCGGCAGTTGCACGGCCCCGCTGATCTTCTCCGCCGTCGACTCCAGCACCTCACGCTCGACGTACTTCCGTTCCGGCAAGCGGATGCCCATCTGCACTTTCTGCCCCGGGCCCGCCGGCAGGCGGTACAGCAGTTCGGCGACGATGGTCATGGACGCGCCCCCGTGGAGCACCGGCAGTTCGAACGAGAGTTCGGTGGGCACGTTGATGTTCATCCGGCTGGTGGCGTCGGACTTCGCCGTCACCCGCACGTCGTAGCCCATCTTGACCGAGCCGCTGAAATCGTCCTCGACGCTGGCGTACTCGCCCTTGCTCGACAAGGTGAGGGTCTGCACCAGTTCCAGCAGGTCCGCCACGCTCAACGAGGAGCAAAACTTCGCGACATCCTTCAACTGGAGGGCGAAAGCGTTCTGATCCTGCATCTTGCCATCGAGTTCCGTCAGCAGCTTGTACGGCAGCGAGCAGGCCACGCACAGGTCGACCTCGTGCGTCGTCCACGCCGGGGTGCCGGGCGCGGGGAAGTCCAGGTAGGCCTTGGCCAGCGTGCCGCCGTCGGTGAAACGCAGGTTCGGGGCGACGAAGATGCGCGCGCTGGGCGACTTGTACAGGTTCACGTAATCGACGAAGTCATCGAAGCGGTGCAGCTTGGTCAAGCCGACGATCCGCTGCGGGGCATCCGCATGGCCCTGCAACGGGACCACGCGAAAACCGTCCGGTACCGCCGCCAGCGGCACGCTGACGCCGGGAATGCTCAACGCGACGGGCTGGACCGGGTTCAGGCGGTCGGCCAGCTCCTTGAAAAACTGTTCCATGGGTAACTCCTTGGTGGATGGGAAACCGCTGGGCGCGGACCGCCCAGCGGGTCATGCAACGGCGGACGCCGTCAGTTGGCGTCGGTGAAGCCCTGCCGGCCGAGCGTGCCGGTGGCGCGCACCGTGCTGCCGCGCGCTTCGCGGTCCTCGCGGGCCTGTTCCAGGGGGAGCTTTTCCTGGTCCGGGTCGTCACGCAGCAGTTCGCCACGCTGGGCGAAGAACGTGCCCGCTTCCTGGGTGAACGCGGCCGGCGGCTTCTTCACCGACAGCTTGGGCGTCACTTCCATCTCGCGGTTGTCGCGGCCCTTGGGCGAGAGCGAAATGGTGACGGTGATCGTGCCGCTTTTGCCGGACTCCTGGCAGCGCTGCACGAGGTCTCGCAGTTCTTCACCCGCGTGGTTGTCGAAGACCCCACCACGGATCAGGGCGAGGATGTTCGAAAGGGGCTTGGCCATGATGATTTCCTTACCGGGGCGTGGAGTTGGGGATATCGATGCCCGCCCGGATCGACGTCGAATCCCGTATCGCGTTGATGGTGGCGAGTATGTCGCCCTCGCTCATGTTGTGCGGTGACACCGTCGCCCGTTTCGCCTCGCGCAGGATCAGCACCATGCTGGTCGGGGCGCCAAAGCTGCCCCGGTAGATGCCCTGGGCCACGAGCTTGAGCCGTTCGGCCACCGAGACCGTCGCGGCGGGCATGCCGCCGGGAACCAAGGCGATGCCCAGGTGACCCAGCCGGTCCATCGGACTGTTCCACGCTGCCCGGGCCTGCGCCTGGTGATCGGCGCGGGTCTTGATCACCGCCGGGCCGCGCGCGCCGCAGCGTGGGCAGGCCACCCATACGGCCAGGGCGTCGCCCTCGATCGGCGGGGTCGGGTACTGGCAGAAGTGGCAGGGAACGGCGTCAGCCATGGTCATCGCCCACGGTGCCGCGATCCTCGACGAGTTCGTTAACCACCCGGCCGCCGTTCAAGGACACGGCCAGATCGCGCAGCAGCGGGTGGCCGATGACCAGTTCATTGATGCGCGGAATACCCAGGCCGAAGTCGGTATCCAGCTGGGCCAGCAGGCACAGCAGGTCACGCGACAGCTGCAACGCATGCAGCCACCCGTCCGGGTGATCCGGGGTGGTCACGTTGATGGTTTTCAGCCACGCCAGCGGCGAGCCGGTGTTGCCGTGGATCGGCGCCAGCAGGAGGACCGAGGACGGGAAATTCGGATCGGTGGGAGGCAGGCGCAGGCGTTCCTCCACCGAACCCATCCAATCATTCAAATGCTTACGGACTTGCTTCACCAGTTCGTCGTGCGAGGACGGGGCAGACATTGGCAGGGCTCCTATGAAGTGAAGACGACGATATCACGTCAACTTACGCGTTGACAACTACCCGTTCGCCATGCGAGCCTAAATATGCGTCGAAACCGACCAACGGCAAAGATGCCGTTTACATGCGTACACAACGGAGTCACCACGATGAAGTGGAAAGAGCAGAACAAAAAGCGGGTTCGCGTGATCCTCGACGCGATCACCGCGACCAGTAGCCAAGCAGAGCTGGCGAGGAGCTACAAGCTGTCCAGCCGCAGCGTGCTCCACCAGTGGTACCAGCGTGGCCAGATTCCGCTCAAGTACCACGCCGAGGTGATCGCCGACGCAGCCCAGGTGGGCGTGACGGTGACGGCCGGCGAGTTGCACCCGGACGCCTTGCTGGTCGAGCGCAACAACGCGAACGCGGCAGGAGGGACCCACGCATGAGCGAGAACGTGATCGACCTGGCCGTCCAGTTCCAGACCGACAAGGGCGCGCTCCTGGTCATGCGGCGCATCCGCGCGGTGGGCAATATCGCCGACGACCTCTCCACCGTGCTGGCCACGCTGCGTCACGACGAGCAGCGTTTCTTGACCGCGCTCCTGGTCTGGCGCATCGAGGGCGGCCAGGTGTTCCCGGCCAGCGACTTGTTGCAAAAGCTGCCGCTCCTGCACTCGATGTCCTGGAGCAATATCGTATCGGTGGCCGAAAGCCTAGCCGAGGCGGGCGTGATCGAGGTGGTACCGATCGAGCATGACAAGGAAGGCACCGCGACACGGGTCGGCTTTGTCTGGAAGGCGCTGGATGCGGCCATCGAAGCCGCCATGCAGCACGCGGACACGCCGAAGATTGCAGGGTTGGATGGAACGCCGTTGCGCCGTTAGGGCCGGAGGTAGTCATGGCAGGGCCGTTTTATTACCGGCACTACATCGGCGACTACGACACCGCAACGAAAGATTTCAACTTGCTCCAGCACGGCGTCTACCGCCGCTTGCTGGACGGGTATTTCTCGCTGGGTGGACTACCGTCCGATGAAATGAAGCTGTTTCGGATCACGGGCGCGTTGACGCCCGACGAGCAGGCGGAGGTGCGTTACGTGGTCGCTCTCCAGTTCGAAGTGGAAGGCGATCGGCTGATCAACGAACGGTGCGACACGGAGCTGGCGCGCATCGCCAAGGAATCCAGTGTGCAGAGCGAAAAGGCACGCAAACGCTGGGGAACGAAGGCGGAAACCGCCGCCATCCATCCCCCGGCATCACCACCTGCACCACCAGCGGCACCTCCCGCTGCATCTTCCGGAGCGATGCCAGTCAAGAGTCAAGATTCAAAGCCAAAGAAAGAGCAAAAACAAAAGCAAAAAGACGACCTGCCCGATCCCGCCAGTTTCGAGTACCCGGCGTGGCTCCCGCTGGACACGTTCAGGAAATATCTGCGCACCCGCAAGACCCCCGCGTCCTACCACGCCATCGAACTCCTGGTGAAAAAGCTGTTCGACCTCCGCGCCAAGGGCCAAGACCCGCAGCGGGTGATCGAGCAGTCCATCGCCAACGGCTGGACCGGGATTTTCGAGTTGAAGGACGCCGCGCTGAGCCGACAGAACCGTCGCGAAACGACGGAACGCAACAACGAGTCCACCGCTGATCGGTGGGCCATGGAGGATTTGATCGGATGACCACCATCGAAGATATCGTGGGCCTGGTGTCCCGCCGCGCCGCCCAGGCCGAAGCCGACCGGCTGGAGAACGTGCGCAAGCTCACCGTGGCGGGGTTCAGCCACGAGGACATGTGCGAACTACAGCACGCCATGAACACGCTGGAATTGCTCCCCGCGCTCCAGCGCAACCTCGACCACCTGGCGGGCGTGCACGGCGTGGTGCCCGCCGCGCGCTTGAACCTGGCCGTGTGCGAGTTCGCCGAGAAAGCGCACGGGCGCTTGTGGGAGGCGCAGGAGCGGAGCGGGGTGGCGTTGACCAGCGGGCACGACGCGCAGGCGATCCGCGACAACGTGATCGCCGCCCGGCGCAACCTGATCGGCCTGGAGAACGTTCACCGGGAGCGCGCCGATGGCTAAGTTCGCCAGTGAAACCAGCGTGTCCAGCGAGAAAAGCCGGATGGAGATCGAGGCCACGCTGCGCCGCTACGGCGCCGACCAGTTTGGCTACATGAGCGACGTAGGCCGGGCCATGGTCGCCTTCGTCGCGCACGGCCGCCGCATCCGCTTCACCATCCCGTTGCCGCACCTCGACGACGAGGCGTTCAAGTGGACCCAGCACCGCTCCCGGGTGCGCCGCTCACCGGAGGCGCAGAAGAAGGCGCACGAGCAGGCGACGCGGCAGCGCTGGCGTGCGTTGGCCCTGGTCATCAAGGCCAAGCTGGAGGCCGTGGAGGCGGGGATATCGAGCTTTGAGGAGGAGTTTCTGGCCCATATCCTCCTGCCCGACGGCTGCACCATGGCCGACAAGGCGTTGCCGTACATCGCCGAGGCCTACGCCAGCGGCAAAACCACGCCCTTGCTGGGAAGGTTCTAGCCATGGGCACGCTCAACATTGGCCTGGTCGCCTACCACGCGGTGGGCAACCTGTGTTTCGTGAAGGTGCCCAGCGAGCGCGGGCGCTACCTGCTCACGGACCTATGCGTGATCGCGGTGGAATGCAAGGTCTGCGGGGCGATCGTCGGTGAGCCGTGCCGGTCCTACTACGGCTTGAGGTTTTGGGAGAAGCGGTACCCCGAAACCAGGCCGTCCGCGCATACCAGTGGCGTGCATGTCGATCGTAAGCATGCCGCCGACAGCAAGTATGGCCGGGGCTGGAAAAAGACCGTGCTGGCGCACTACAAGCTGCATCTGGCCGCCAGCGATATCGACGCGGCCATGGCGCACCTGCCCGATCCGGCGCCCGAGGAAGTGGTAACCGAGATCGATGTTCCCGTGACGAGGAAACCATGACCATCTTCCACACCCAGGAATACCCGGACGGACCGCACGGCAAGGCGTTGGTGACCAGCACCACCGACCGGCGCCAGGCGATCCAGAACACCATTGACGCCATGGCGCGGGCCGAGCAACGCCTGCGTCAGGCCCGAGCGGAGGACAGTGGCGATGCAGACCCATCAGCGGCGTGAGTTTTCGCGCTCCCTGGCGCAGTTGTTCGCCATCTACGGAGAGGAGATCACCGAGAACCTGCTAAGCGCCTGGTGGGCCATCCTGGAGCCCTACCGGCTCGACATGGTGCAGGCGGCCATGAATCTGCACGCCTCGGACATCGAGAAAGGCCGCTGGAAGCCGACCCCGGCCGACGTGCGCGGCCACCTGGAGAAGACCCTGCCGGCGATGGCCCACGCGCATTGTGGGCGCATCCTGGCCGCCGGGCGACAGCGCATGGCCGTTCACCGCGAGGTGATCGCCCGGTTGATCACCGACCGCCAGTTGAACCTGATTGCGGACGAGGAGTTGAGTGAGCGCATCGCGATCGAGCACGCCCACATGCACCGGATCGAGTCCGAACCGGCCTACCAGGCCGCCTTGCGCGGCATCCAGTTCCGCGACGACGAGGGCGCGGCGGAAAGCCACCTTCCGCTGGCCGTGCGTCGTTCGCTGAATCGCGACGATGGTTGACGACAACATCATCGACCTGGACGCCGAGCGGCGCGAGCGCGAGCCGCCCGAACCGCCGTACATGCGGGCGGAATTCCGCGCCAACGCGCCGGTGCGCATGGTGGGCGTGCCGCGCGACGCGGCGGCGATGCGGGCCGCCGCCTACGACATGGTCAACGCGGCCATGGCGTTGCTGACCGAGAGCTGCCGCCTGGAGCCCGATGGCAACCACTTGCCGCGCATGGTGGCCATGCTGTTCCACTCGGCCCGCGTGCGCGTCGCCACCTACAACGGAACCGGCCCGAACGATGCCGAGTCCGCCGCCTCGCTCGATTGGATGGCACGCTGCGTGCCGTACATCGGCCAGGTACTCACCCACCTGCGTGAGCAGGCCCGCAACGATGAGGGAAATACATGACGACAGCCGTACCGAAACGCCGCCCGCTGTTCCAGCGCCGCCGCCGCACCGCCATCGAACACGGCATCCAGGTCGGCCTATTCGACTGGCGGGCGATCGCGGTAGGCCAGCTGCCCGAGCTGGCGCTGCTGCACGCGGTGCCCAACGGGGCCGGGCTGAAACACACGGTCAAGCGCAAGGCCTGCGGGACAAAGGTGCGTTACAGCGCGGAGGGCGCGCGCTTGCGCCGTGAGGGCCTGACCGCCGGCATCCCGGACGTCGCCTGGCCGGTGCCGCGTGGGCCGTACCACGGCCTCTACATCGAGCATAAGTCCGAGGTGGGGCCGGTCTCGGACGAGCAAATCAAGATGATCCGCCTGTTGATCGCGCAGGGCTATTACGTGGCGGTCAGTCGGGGGAGCGCGGAGTCGATCGAACTGGTGCGCGCCTACTGGAACCTTGGCGACTTTTCCGTGGGCGCCCCTTCGCCGCTCGCGGTGCCCGTGGTTCCCCATCCGCGAAGGAAGCGAACACCGACTCCCACGCCTGCTTAGGATTCGCTGCGAGTACCTGGAGGCAATAGAACGCCGCATAGGGGGCCGATCGACCGTAGCCGATCGGCCCCGTTTCTTTGCGCAGGCTGACCACGCGGCGACGGCGCGGCGCGCACCAGTTGGTCAGCGTGTTGCGGGCGACGCCGATGGCGCGGGCGACGTGATCCATGGTGATCGCCCGGGTCCCCGGGGGTGCGCAGCGCATCACCATGCGCACCAGGGTGCGGATTTCGCCGGGCTCGATGGTGAAGGCTTCCGAGGCCGCGTTCGGGAGCAGGACGCTAACGACGCTGCCCATATTGGGGGTAGTGCTCATGATTCGGATATCCGCGTAGCCAAGCCGTTTCCGCGTAAACAACAATGTTGACACGGCACAAAACGAGGATTAAGTTACACCGACCTACCGACCGAGGCAAACCATGGACTACGATGCCCGCTTGACCGCCGCGACTGCCGCCCTGTTGGGCTTCTCGCTGGCGGGCGCTCCCCTCCCCAAGTTCCCCGGCACCGGCCGCCTGGCGCCCGAGACGGCCAAGGCGATGGCCGAGGCGGCGCTTTTGGCCGCGCACCCTGTCCATGCGGGGCGCACCGACGAGCAGTACGCCATCGAGTTCGGTGGCTACCTGGCCACGGCCGCGACCAGCTACCTCGCCGCGCGTAATCGCCTCGACCTGGCGATCGAGGCGAACGAAATGGCCTACGAGGACGACGAGAGCGAAAGCGAAGCCCTCGATGAGCTGGAGGCGGCACGGGAAACCGTGAGCGAGGCCGATGACTGCTTGCGCAACGCGATTTACCAGTTTACCAAGCGGGCCGAACGCGCAGGCCTTGGCAAGGCGGTGGCCGAATGAACGCCGAGACGCAGAAGGTGGGCCTGATGAATCTTCGTCGCCGCCACGAGGAATACATGATCGCGTGGCGTCAAAGTGGTAAGCCAACGCGCAATTACGAAACGCCTTGCTGCGGCAAGGAAATCGAAACAACGGCCCCTTCGAACGACGAGACGTGGGACTCGCTCACAACGTGCCCATGGTGCGGCGATCTTCATATGAAGGTAGTCACGCGCCATGCCGTCCGCACCGCCCGCGTCGGGGGTGCGGCATGATCCTGGCCATCGTACTTGCCACCGGCACGGCCTTGTCGCCGGCATCGAAGATGGACGAGTTGGCTTGGTGCACAAGCGTGCGTCGGATGGCCGTGGCCACGGCCACCGCCAAGCTGAACGGCCTGACGGAAACCCAAGCGCACGGCATGGTCTTCACGATCGAGAACCCGTATGCACGCGCCTCGGCGCACGCGGTAATTTATATGGCCTACCACGGCAACGCCGACGATGGCGTGTCGCCCAAGGTCTTCGGCTCGATCGCCTTCCAAGCCTGCATGAGCGAGGAGTGACCCATGCGCATTCAAACCGTCACCCGCGAGCATCGGAACGACTTCCAGGCCACCCTGGAATGCGAGCACTGCACCCATACGGGAACGCTGACCGGGGGCTACCACGACGCGTTCTACCACGGGCACGTCATTCCCTCGATTATCTGCGCCGGATGCGGAAAGAACCGCGCCGGTCACACCACCCCGCACGCCGGGGTCAACGGGGTTGTCACGGTATGAAAAACGAATCGAAAGAATGGTTGAAGGGCATCGCCGTGGGCGACACCGTAGTGGTTAGGCGACCCGGTGGTATTTCGAGACGGGCCAATTATTCCCTAGCCAAGGTGGATCGGCTGACGGCGACGCAAATCATCATCCGGAATGAATACGCCCGCGAGGAGCGCTTTCGTCGCAGCGATGGGTCGAAGATCAGCGATCGGTGGGGCACTGATTTGATGCCAATGACCGATAACGTGCGCAAAAATATGCATGAACAGCGGATCGAAAATCGGTTCGCCACGCTGGTTGTGCATGGGAACAAAACCCTGTCGATTGCTGACCGGGAGGCCATGCTGGCCGCCTACGATGCGCTGCACACAGGAGAATAAGGCATGAGCACGATGACGCTGGAACAGGTGCGTGACGCACTACAAAGGTTGAGCAGGGGCCGCATGGATTATGTGGAGCTACGCCAGATGGCCGATGCTATCGACGCCCACCTCACTTTGCGACTGGTTCAGCCTGCCGAGCAGCCGAGGGGCGAGCCGGTGGCTTATCGCTATGCCCTTGAGTCCGGCAAATGGACGGTGTTCATCAGCAAGGCGCGTGCGAGGTACTTGGCGGAACACGGCGCAGAGGCCGATCCCCTGTACTCCGCCCAGCCGAAGCCCGAGCAGGCGGTGGGCGATGGAGTGAAGCCGAGCGCGTGGCTCTATACGTGGCACGATCCGCTGCACGACGCAGAACTAACAGTTGCCGCCGACGCGTGCGAGGAACGCGCGAGGAAACGCGCGGCGGAAGTCGGTGCCGTCGTCGAACCTCTATACAAGCAGAGCCCGGCTGTCGCCACGGCTGGGGATGGGGATGGGGTGACGATCAAGCGCTACGACGTCGAGTACATGCCGCGCATATTCGGTGACGGTGTGAAGCGGGACGGCGCGACGATGCGAGAGCACCCGCAAGGCGTGTACGTCACCTATTGCGATCACCTCGCCGCCCTCGCCTCTCGCCCCGTGGAAGCTGTCGCCACGGTTGCCGAGGTGACGGTCAAATCGATCATGGAGATTGTTGAGGGAGTAATTCGCGACCACGGTGGGGAAGACCTTGACGATGAAGATGTCCGGCACAGTTTCGACGCGTGCTTACGCGAACGCCTAGAAGCCGCCCTCGCCCATCTCCGTCCCACGGGGGTGACGGACGATAGCCTTGACGCTGAAAACAACGACCTGTCTGCGGATAACTATCGGCTGCATTCGCGGATTGGTGAACTTGAGGCTGAGCTAGAACGTCTCACCGCCCTCGCCCAGCCGCGCCCTATGGGCGGGGTGCCGGATGTTGAAGCGATGACGCGGCGATTCCTGAGTTGGCGACTTCCCGACGCCTTCGCCCCGGATTGCGGCATCAGCTTCAAGCCGCTGACCAATCCCCCGGGGATGCAACCGCCGCTATGGCCGACGGGGACCAACCTGTTCGCCTACGAACAGGCCAAGGCGATGTTTGAGTACGTGCTCGCCGCCGCGCCGGAGGTGGGTCAGAACAATGAAAACTGACTGGATCGTGCTGACCATTCTGGCCCCCTTCGTGCTTATCGGCGTGGTGGGCTGGTGGGCCGGCTGGCTGATCGGAAAACTACCCTGGGGAGAATCGTGATGGCCGACCGCAAGCTATCGCAGGTGGAACTCGACGCGGAGAACGCGGCGAAGGAACTGGCGACGATGCCGGATGCATGGTTCAAGGCTGGCGTGCAGCCGTTGCCGGTCATGCGCGCCATCGCCCTCCTGCGCCAGCTTGGGGCGCGGGTGGCGCGGGTGGAGAAAGACCTGGCCGCCGAGCGCCGCCAGCACCGGGAGACCGAGCAGCGCGTCGTGGACGTGCGCCGGGAGCGTGACATCGCCCGCTCCGAGCGCGACGCACGCCTGTCGCTGGTCCGTGACACCGCTCCGATGGAGTACGGCGTCCGTGCCGGTACCGACCGGACTACCTCGGGAGACATTGGCCAGCCATGAACGCACACCAACGCCGTACCTATCGCCGCCGCGTGAAGAAGGACCATCGTTTTTGGCCTTTGGGCACCACAGTCAGAGTTAAGCCGGGGCATCACAGTCCGGAAGCCGTTGGCGAAATCGGTCACGTCTTCAAGCATGGCTACCCGTGCAAGTCGGGCGTTAACTGCATCGTCGATTTCTTCTCGCCGATCTACGACACCACCTATGGCGGGTCCCGTTACGCCCACTACGTGGATTTCCAGCACCTTGAGGTGATCAACAAGCTGGCGGTGCGCGCATGAAAGCCCTCTCGATCCGACAGCCCTGGGCCTGGCTGATCACGCACGGGTACAAGCGTGTGGAGAACCGCTCCTGGCGTACCCCGTTCCGTGGTGAGTTTCTAATACACGCCGCCGGCAAGATGACCCAAAACGATTACTACCGAGCCTTTTCGCTCGCGTTTCGCCAGGGGATCATCGTGCCGCACGAGGATGCGCTGGGGTTCGGCGGCATCGTTGGCGTGGCCACCCTTGTCGACTGCCGGCCGGTCGACCCCCGGGGCGAGAAAGACCCGTTTTTCTTCGGTCCCTATGGCTTCATCCTCACGGATGCCGAGCCCAGGGAATTCATTCCCTGCAAGGGAAAACTCGGCTTCTTCAACGTGGAGAGTTGATCGACATGACCTTTACCCTGGCGGATGAGACGGTACGCAGCGCGGCGGACATCAGCGAGTGCGGGCAGTATCGCTACACCCTGTCCCGCGTGTGGGACGACGACCTGCCGCTGGTCGGCTATTGCATGCTGAACCCGAGCACGGCCGATGCCATGCAGGACGACCCGACCATCCGTAAGTGCATCCACTTCGCCCGGGCCCACGGCTACGGCGGTATCCGCGTGGTGAACCTGTTCGCCTTCCGCTCGGCGCACCCGGCGGAACTGCCGGTCCTGGTCGGCCAAGCCCAGGGCCCAGCCAACGAGACGCACCTGCGTCGACTGGCCAGCCACGTCGCTTCGGTCATCTGCGCCTGGGGCTGCAATGTGCGCGTCACCCCCGAGGTTGTCGGCGTGGCCATGCGCGCGTTCGCCGGTACCGACCTGCCGACCTTGTGCCTGGGCCGGACCAAGGACGGCAGTCCCCGCCATCCGTTGTACTTGGCGAACAGCACCTCGCTGGAGACCTACCCGTGATGCGTATCCTGCTCGCCAGCTTGGCCACGCTGTACGTCTACGGCGCGGGGGCCTTTTGCATGTGGGCGGGCGGCGCCGCCTGGGGCACGGTGGAAACAGGCATGATCGTGTTCCTGCTGGCCATTGTCGGGCCGCTGGCTGGGGCATTCGCCTACAACGCGAAAACCATATGGGCGGGACTATGAAACGCGGTCAGAAAACCAAGGGTGGCCTGACGCGCAAGGAGCGCCAGGCCGAGGCACGCTTGGACCGGCGTCCACCGATGACGATCGATCAAGCCCGCGAGCGGGAGGCCTTGCTCCGCGCCGCGCTCGGGATAAAACACCGTCCTGGTCTCGGCCCATGAAGCGCGGAGCCCCACTCCGGCGAAAGAAAGGCCTGCGCCCCGGTCCACCATTGAAGCGTGTGGCCTTGGAAGCCATATATGACGGCAATGGCGCCGTGGCAGGATGGAAGCCGAAAAAGACCAGCACGTTGCGCCAAGGACGAAGCACGGGAAAGCCGACCAAGGCCCAGGCCGAGCGCATGGACAAGGTGGCCAACGGCGGGTGCATCGCCTGCTACCACGAGTTCCTATGGAACAGCGCCAACGTCATCGCCTACGGGATCGGTACCGGCATAGGTGGTGGTACCGAAGTGCACCACCTTACCGTGGGTGGCAAGCATGGTCAGCGACGCCGAGGGCACTGGTTCACCATCGGTCTTTGCTCCTGGCACCATCGTGGCGAGTCGCATATTTCGCCGAAGGTTGAGCGATGCAAGATCGCGCTGGGGCCGAGCCTGCATCACCATCCCGCTGAGTTTCGTGCACGCTATGGCAGCGACGATTACCTGCTGGCGTGGCAGAACTACCTCATCCAGATGCCCGGCATCCCGATGCCGGAATTGCGTCAACGCGGGTGTTGACATAGGCGGTATCCGCCTGTAGTGTGCGGACTGTCCGGGGCGCTGAACCCCGGCGCCCCTGCCAAAAATCGAGGTAATGACCATGCCGCACATCATGATGTACCCGCGTCCGCGCAAGCCGGACATTCACCACTTCGCCGTCACCGTGCGCAGTCCCGAAGGTGTCAGCACGTTCCATCTGCCGGCCGAATCGGCCAACGATGCGCGGCGCGAGGCGATCCGCCTGTACGCCAACGAGCACGATAGCCCGGTCACGGCCTGGGCGGAGGTGCACTAATGGCTCACTACATCGATGACTATCGCAACGACCCACGCCGGTACCGGCGCACCATCTATCAGGTGATGGTGCTTACGCGCCTGATCTACCAGCGCAACGGCTGGCCACATGGGGCAGCCGAGGCCATCGCGCGCCTGCGCCGCCATGCCGAGTCGATCAGCGTTAGAACGCTGGGTGCGCACGGGCACCTGACCCAGCTTAACCCTGTCCAGCACGTCAGCGAGGAGTTCGGCCCATGAGCACCAATGCGACGCCTTGGCAAGCGGGATATGACGATGCGCAGTCGCACAAGGCTCCGGATGAGTCCCTCCTCGGAGACGAGGCCAAAGCGTATAGCCGTGGCTGGCTGGCAGCCATGGAAGACATGTGCGGAGAGCAGGCATGAGCACCGAGACGATGAAGGTGGATGTGCTGGATGCGATGGATATGTACGTCGCGAAGGCGAAGGACATCGCAGCCGAGAACCCTGACAGCACCGGATTGCAGCAAGACGTGATTCAGGCGGAAGCAGCCCGCGCCGCCATGGCCGAGTTGATTGAGGTCATGCAGGAGGCGCAGAGGATCACTCGCTTAGCGCTTGCCGAGAGGGCAATTAAGGGCCCGCTACGCTCACACTTTACCGGCCTATCGCATCGCCTTACCGCCTCCCTTGCCCGCGTTGGGGGTGCCAAGTGAACGCCGAGACGCAGAAGGTGGATGTGCATCAGAGCAAGCTGCGCCCGGAGGACAACAAGTTCCACAAGGGCAATGGCTCCGATCAGAAGCACTACTGGCTGACGCCTGCGGCGCTGTACGCGCAGTTGGACGGCGAACACAGCTTCACGTTCGACCCGTGCCCGTACCCGAAGCCGGATGACTTCGACGGCCTTACGTGTGAATGGGGTCAGTCCAACTACGTCAATCCGCCCTTCGGCTCGATCCTCCACCAGGGCAAGAAGAAGGGGCCGACCGCTTGGGCGCGAAAGGCTATCGAGGAATCGAAGAAAGGTAAGCGCGTTGTACTCGTGTACCCCATCGACAAGTGGGTACTGATGCTGCTTGCCGCAGGTGCGAAGGTTTCGAACTTGGGCGACGTCCGCTGGGTGGCTACCGAAGATGGATCCACCGGGAAGGGGACGGGACGACACATTGCTTGCTTCGTACTTGAGGGTGACGCCCTCGCCCGCGTCGGGAGTGACGCATGATCATCCAGCAGAAAACACCACGCCTGATGATGGGCGGCCAAGTCACCAGCGACATCGTCGCCTATTTCATCATCATGCTCACCGCGCAGGTGGTCGCTACCTACCTGGCCGCACAGGATGGCTTTGTCGTCGGCCTGGTCATCGGCGGGGCCTCGATCTTCACCTGGCTCCTGGTCTTCGGTTTCTACACCTACGACCAGCGCCAGGCCGAGCGACGCAAGCGCTGGTCGAGCCGCGTGTGGAACGATGGCGATGCCATCCTCAAGCGCTTCAACGACTCGTTCCAGGCCGTGGGCGAGGACGCTGCGCGCGATCCCACCAACACGTTCCGAACCATGCGCCGTCGGGCGCTCCTGGCCCTTGCGCGGAAGCGCCGCCAGGTCTAACCCCTTCTCACCCATGCATGCCTGACCAAGGAGCAGATCATGCTAAGCGCAAACCCCGAATCGATCGCCGCTGGCGTTCTCCGCCAGATCGTGATCAACAACCTGGCCAAGCTGCCGCCCATTTCGTTCCACGACGACCCGGACCACGGGATCGTGCTGATCAAGCGGGGCGAGCGCGGCTACTTCACTACCCCGCCGTTGACCGAGAAAGGGCGTGGCATGAAGGCCACCGATATCAACGCCACGCTGGGCATCACCCGCGAGCAGTCGATCGCCATGCGCGTGGGGGCCCTGTTCGGCTGGCACGTCGAAGGCGCCGACCCCGACAACTGGTTGACCCTCGGCAAGGGTGCGCCGGGCTTCACGGGGAAGCGCTCATGAGTTGGAACGACCCTACACCAGCCGACCGTGGCGATGTCGTGGTGAATACCTCGATCGAGACGATCGAGCCACCGGCAGTCGCACTAAAGATCACGCGCACGTTCGAAGCCACCGGCTACCACGTCGCCATGATCTACCGGGGCCACCTGATCAAGCGCGTCAGCGCATGGACGGAGGGCGGCCGCCAGGCGGCCAATGACCATGCCAAGGAGGTGGCGTTATCCCTTGGTGTGCAGGATTCCGTCGACGAGCCCATGCAGATAGTGGTGGTGGAGTCGATCATTCGCTACGAACGCGAGTTCCATGCCACACGGGTGGATGCCTACAACAAGCGCGAGGTCGATTTCTACCTGCCGCGCCGGAGTAGCCGAGTGCATTCGCACGTCGTCGTATGGTCGAGCGCCGCGCCACTGATCGGGAAAGAGCTGAGCAGCGAGATCATCGAACGCCTGATCAAGGATCACCTCTGATGGGCCGCCACGACGATCTCCAGTGGCGCGAGGACGAACTAAGGGCCGCGCGCGAACGCCGCGCCAACCCCTACAGCTTGCAGTCTCTCAAGCCCCGCCGCAAACCCACCTTCTGGCAGCGCCTCCGCGCCGTCTTCACTCGCAAGCGATAGGACCGACCATGCCCCTGAAAACCGCAAAGACCCGCACGCTCAAGGTCGATATCTCCATGACCCTGGAGGTCTACGGCGACACCGAGCGCGCGCTGAATTTCCAAGCCCGCGACGCGATCCCGCTGCGCCTGAATTTCGTGGCCGGTGCCATCCGCCGCAACCTCCTCGACGACAGCGAGGCGATCCGCGACACGGTCACCGTGCACGATCACTACGGCACGCCGGCCGTCGTGCTGGCCACAGTCAAGGTGACCGAGGCGTCGCCGACATGAAGCATCGCACCATGGACATCACGATCAAGCTGACTGTGGAGGGGCAAGGCGAGAGCGCGGCGGCGGCCGGCCTAGACCTTCGCTCCAACATGTGGCTGCGCCTAGGCTACCTGACCGCGCTCGTCGATCCGCAGGCCATCGCCGACGGCAAGCCGCACGCGTTTCATCCCGTGCGACCGGGCGATCTCGCCCACCTCCAGCACGAGCTGGCCACTGTCACCGTCAAGGAAATGGAACCGTGAACGAGAAACCGCTCTTGGACAAGGAAAAAATCGACCAGGCGATCGCCACCGCGAGCCTTTACGCGCAACCGGGCGCCGTAGTTCCGTTTTCCCCCGCGACCATCCATGAGCTGATTGACACCATGGGCACGCTGGCCGAAGCCGTGGGCACGCTGCACGATGGTTACCGCGACGAGCAGGAACGGCGCGTGCTGGCCGAGAACGCGACCACCCGGGCCATCCATTCGACGGCCGAGCAGCTGACGGCCATGGCCGAGGATGCCCACAACGGCAAGCCGCAGAACCGCGCTCGCACCATCGTCGTCACCCGCACGGCGGTTCCGTCCCCGCAGGCTGTCGAGGCCGCGCGCAAGGCATACGCCGACAAGGCCAAGCCGGGTACGGACCCCTATTACGCCTATCGCGGCGGCTACTGGCAGGTGCAGGAAGATGGCCGGCTCGTCGAGGGGCTGGCGCTGGACGAAGCCGTTTATGCCGTCATCACGCAGATGCAGGAAGGCGAGCACAAGCGCATGCGCATGCAGTCGGTCGCCGAGATCGAGCACACCGCGCGCGAGAACGGTCGACACATGGGCAAGCGCGAGATGGAGCCGTTTCCCCCGCCCGTCGGCGATGTGGTGGACGCGGAATTCAATGAGAATGAGGGGGCCACGTTTATCGACAGCGTTCGCCAGTTGATCGGCGACTGGCTGGCCAACGGCGTCAGGTCGGCCCACCATATGCTCACCCCGGACGACCTGGTCGAGGCCTCGACCGCGCTGGATGAACGGTACCCGTTGCGGGCGTTAGGCACGCCCCATTGGGAGCGGGTTGGTTACACCGCCAACGACGCCCGCATCCTCGTTATGCTGGGTCGCTTCTACGCCACCGCCACCACCCTGAACCACTTCATATGGTCGTCGCCGGAGGTCTACCTGGAGCGCGAGCAGGGCGCCACCCAGGCAATGGTGTACGAGCAGTTCATGCGGGGTAGCGATGCCTAACCCATTCGCACGCGCCCCGGCCGACGTCCGCTCCACGCACCAGCAACGCGTGTACCTGGTGAAGCTCCTGCAACGCCACGAGTACATCGCGCGAGGACGCGTCGACGTCCGCACCGGCCCCCTCTGGCGGCCGTTGTTCAAGGCGGTCAAGAACGAACCGGCACCCGGTACCAATGGGATGACCGACTTCCCCACCATTGACGAGTTCATCGACAGCCTGACGGTCACCCAGGCCAGCGACCTCATCAACCACCTGTTGGAGGACTGACATGATCACCTATACCTATACCGAGCACCAGCTGACCCGGCTCCAGCGTGAGCTGGATGCCTACATGGCGAAGTGGAAGGCCGAAGGCAAGCCCAGCCTCCCCTACACCACGCCGTGCTGCGCCTCCGCACAGGAAACCACCGCGCCCAGCAATACCTCCGAGCAATGGGACTCGATGTGCCTCTGCCCGAAGTGCGGTGCGATGTACTGGAAGAACGTCACCCACGACGCGGTCGTGGTGCAACTGCCGCCCAAGGAATAAATCATGGCCGAACGCACCGAACTGGAGCGCAGCTGGTCGCTCTATCACGAGGTCAAGCCCAACGGGTCCGAATCGTGGACCCTGCACGACGAGGATGGCGAAGAACGCGCCCTCTATACCCAGCAACCCACCGTGGCCCAGCTGAACGCGTGGACCCACGGTTTCGAAGCCGGCCACCGCAATGGGCTGATCGAGGGTCGTCGCCAGCACGCACAGCGTGTCGGTGTCGTCCTGAAATACCTGTTGAGCGGGGAGACCGACTAATCCCGCACCACCCACCCAAGGAAACCAACGCATGACCCAGCACCCGATCCATCTCCGATCACCGCAGGCCGACGGAGCGAACCAAGCACCCACCGAAGCCCGCCTCGTTTCCCCCGTCACCTCCGCCATGGCAAGGATCACCCATGCCCAGGACGACTTGGAAGCGATGATATCGCGGGTGTACGAGCGCCTTTCGCCCGTGCTCTCCATTGAACGGCCCGAGCCAAAAGACCAGGCCAAGGACGACCCGGAAGTGCACATATCGACGCACCATGGCGACCTGGTGACCATCCTGGGTCGGCTTCGGGAGCAGGAGGAACGCCTGGGCAAGCTCATCGATCGCCTGACGATCTAAACCATGACCGACCGCGACCTGTTCGGCCCGGTACCGCCTGGCCAGCCCACCACCAAGGGCCGTGGCCCGAAGGGCGGCAAGCACTACACCAAGCCCAAGGGCTACGCCGGCTTGCCCGGTACCGGACCGGACGGGAAGCGATGCATGGACTGCGCCCATTACCGGCGCGTCCAAGGCGGCGCCAAGGATTACCCGAAGTGCGCCCTTACCCGCCCCAACTGGACCGCCGGACGCGCCAGCGACATCCTCGCGCGCTCGCCGGCCTGCTCTCGATACGAGGAACCCCCCACATGAGTGACGCCCAGCGAGTCCTTGACCTGATCAAGGCCTGCGAGCCCTGGCGGCAGCGCATCACCGCGATCAACAACCATCTGCTCAATGTATCGACCGCCCCGACGTGTTCGGCCGCCGTCGTCGTCTTCGTCGACGGGCACCGTATGGAGCTGAACAGGCGGTTCTATTCGGGCCAACCCGCCCGCCTCCAGCCGGGCATGGCCATGCTGATGCTGGCCACCATCAAGGTGCTGCGCGAGGAGCTGGCGCACTGCGAGGCTACCCTGGCCAAGATGACCCGCGAGATCCGGGAGGCCACCCTGTGACCGCCACGCCCGTCATCATCTACGGCTACACCGTCGAGCGTTACGACGTGTTTGGCGATCCGCCGCACACCGTCATCACCACCCCCACGGGCAAGCGCATCCTGGAGCGTCAAGGGGTGATGCCCCTCGACAAGGCGGAGGTCTTCATCCAGGGCTACGAGGCCGGTCACGACCAGGGCGTGGAGGACGGCGAGGAGCTGTTCAAGCGCCGAAACTGGAGCCCGCTATGAACGCCCACCAGCGTCGCGTGGTTCTACGCGAGTCCAGGCGACGGAACGATGCCGCGTGCGATGGCACCACCTCATGAGCTGGCTACGCCAACCCACCCGCGCATTCACCATCGACGACCTGGAATCGGCCGCGAAGAATGACCGAGGCGGCAGCGCCGACCTCCACACCTCCACGGGCACGCTGTCCTGCCAGGTCTTCCGCAACACCCTGGGCACCATCACCTCGACCCGCTACTACGTCCAGGACGGCACCCGCTCGAAAGCCCTCAACCGCTCGCAAGCGATCGCCGTGCTGGCGCACCTGCAAGCCCACAAGGGGGCACCATGACCGCTCCAGCAATGCGCGCGGTCATGCGCATGCGGAACAGGATGTACGCGCGCCGCCCGCTCAAGCCGCACATATTCCTGGCCTACCCCGGAAGCGGGGACCCGCGATGGATTGCCACCTATGGCGTTTACACGGGATATGGCGCCAGCGCCGTGGAAGCCGAGGAAGACCTGGCCCGCTTCGCTGGCGCCTGTCGGGCTCGACTCGTTCTTCACCACCTATACGCGCAAGCACCTGCCGCCACCGTGGAGACCCAAACCGTGACCAATCCACGTCCCAGCTTCTACAAGCCCCACCTCAGCGTCAACGTCATCCCCGGCAACTCGCAGAAGTTCCGCTGGCGCGCGACGTTCGAAGGCATCGACGGATTCGGCCGAAGCCCGCGCGCCGCCATGATCTATCTGGAGGCCGAGTACAAGAAGCGCCTATGCACTGCGTACGTCCCATGGAGGGCAACGTCATGAACGACCGAACGAAAGCCATGGCCTGGGTATTCGCCGCTGCCTGGATCGTGCTGGCCTGCATCTCGGCGGCCTTTACCACGGCACTGATGGGTGATCGATGACCACCCGCCTCTCTCCCCCCAACCCTGACCGAGTCCGTGAGGCACGCCTACAGGCTGGCCTCACACAAAGCGAAGCGGCGTCCGTGGTGCATTCCACCGGCCGACGCTGGCGCGAATGGGAAGCCGGCGACCACCGGATGCCCCCTGCCTCCTGGGAGCTGTTCCTCCTGCGCACCCAGGCCGTGATCTTCACCGAGCCGGCCGAACTGGCCGACATGCCACCCGTCAAGGAATAATCCGATGCGTTCTTCACTCCTCAGTTTGGGCCGAGCTATCGGCCACGTACTCACCTACGCCGCCGAGGCATCCCTTGTGATGCTTGCGTTCATGCTCGCCATCGTGGTCTCCAACATGTTGCTCAATGTTTGGGAGAGCGCAGGAATTAGCGGCGTCGTGAAGGGAATTTTGACCGTCCTGGTGATTCTCACGGCCGTTAAGTTCGGCTCTTTGCGCACGCGTACACGCGAAATTCTCGATAGCCGTCAGCAACTTACGAGACAGTTGCTTATGGTGGAGGAAGAAATTGTGCAAGTTGGCGCGGACGTTCGGGCCATGACGGAGGCCACCAGCGAGGGCGTCAAGGCGATGCGAGACGCGCTGGAGGCGACACTGCAAGCCGTGCTGAACATGGAGGCGACCAGGCCACCTGTGGATTTCGTCAGTGACGAGAAGTTCGAAACGCTGCCCGAGAGCGTGAAAGCCAAGTTGCGCGGTGGTGACACTACCTTGGGCGAGTTCGCCAAGTCGGAACCCGACCCGAAGCGGTTCCAGTTCTCCGAGGAGGAGTACGCGAGCCTGGCGCGTGAGCCGGTGAAGCCGCCCACCCAGGGCGTGGCGGACGTGACGCTGGGCGATCAAAGCGGATTCGGCCAGCCTGCGGTCGACTACCGATCGACGCTTGCCATGGAGGAGGCCGCGCGCCATCGCCGGGTGGCCGAGCTGCGGCAGGACTTGGCCACCGAGAAGCACGAAGGGCGGCGGAGGGGCTTGCTCGACGAACTGACGCACCTGTCGCTGCGGGTGGACGCGGGCAACTGGCCCAGCCACGCGCCGGACGAGAAAGGCGCCTCAGCGCTGTTCGCCAGCGGGCAGGGCAAGCAAGTGAACGTGCTGGCCAGCGAGGAGACCGTGGAGTGCGAAACCTGCGGCGGTCGAGGCGAGGGAGTCGAACCGTATGTCGGCGGCGGCGGCAGGCACCAGGAGCGCACGGTGCCGTGCCCCGACTGCGATGGCCAGGGCTTCACCTTGGTGACCAAGGCGGGCGACGAGTAGCCATGCACCCACGCCGCCCCATGGAGCCCAACAGCAAGGCCAGCCGCATCCTGCGCGTGCTGGCCGAGGGACCGGCCACCACTGCCGAGGTGGCCGCTGAACTCGACCTACCCATCAAGATCACCTGCGCCCACCTGGGCAACCTGGTGATCCGGGGCAAGGCCCGCAAGCGCCGGTTCACCGGCAAGGGCCACGGCAAGACGATGCTCTGGAGTCTTCCCGAGCACGATATCGACAGGCATACTCACCGCGCGCCATCGACCCCGGTGGTGCACCCGGCCCCTGCGGAGTTCCTTGGCGACGCAGGGGCCGGCCCTTCCAAGCCGAGGCGTTGACCAACTTTCGCCGGCAATCCCCCTGCCGCAGACCCGCCCCGAGCGGGTTTTTTTTCGCCCCAAGCAGGGCTATCCGGCGGTATGCGCCTGGGGGCCGGTGATTGTTCATACCGTACCGGTGTTTCTGCACACCACATGGCCATCGATCGGCTTATTGGAACGAAACCGCGAACGATGACGTAGGCGGTTATAGCCTATCGTATGCCACTGCATAAGCCACTGCATTACCACGGCACTACCCGTGGATATGCCCCCGCGATGCCATTCAATAGTCATAGTCATAAAGAGCTATAGAACCCCTATAGTCCCCTTCCCGTTTGGCCTAGCCCGCCTGTATCGTTCGCGCTACACCGGGGAGCAACGCCATGGCCAATCAGCGAGACAGCGAGACGCCTGGCCCTGCCTTTTGGCTCCAGGTGCGTCTCCTTCGCCTGCTCGGCTGGAGCAACGGGCTGGAAGGCTGGTTGTCCCTGATGGCCACCTGCTGGGGCCTGTCGCTCCTGGTCTATCCGAGCTACTGGACGCAGACCTGGAGCGCCTACCGCAGCGAATGGCCGATCACGCCGATCCACATGGCGTGGGTGCTGACGATCTCCGGCGCGCTGGGCCTGGGCAGCATGAAGACCCGGAGCCGGCACTGGCGCATGCAAACCAGCGTGCTCGCCTTCATCGCCTGGGCCTGTCTGGCCGTCTACGACCTGGCCGTGCCGCCGCTGCCGCTGGTGCAGGCGTTCGTCATGCACAGCCTGATCGCCATCGCCGAGCTGGGCGTGTACGTACGCATCCTGATCGGCTTCGACTCCAAGACCTCGCAGCTGGCCAGCTACATCGAACGCCCCACCGACAAGGACGACGGCGCATGGAAGTCCTGAAAGACATCATCGAAATGGCCAAGCAGTACGGCGTGATCGGCGCCGGCTGGATTCTCGTCTTCGGTGGCGTCGTGTGGGTCGCGGGCCACGGCGGCAAGATGGCCTTGAAGAACGTGAAGGAGCTGCTGGACGCCAGCGACAAGCTGCGGTTGTCCATGCAAGACCAGCTCGATCGCGCCAACCAGTCCGAGCGCGAGACGGACATGCAGAACCGCCGGCTGGTGATCGAGAACGCCGACCTGCGAGCCTCGATCGATCAGATGCGCCGCGACATGGAGCGGGCCGCCGCCCGGGCCGACCGCATCGAGCGCGACAACCAGGACGCCCAGGTGCGCATTCGGACCCTTACCGAGGAACTTCGGTCCCTCTCCGCGAGGCTGACGTGAATGCGCGCGAACGGCTTACCCGCTTGGTCGAAGATGCCGAGGCCGCTGCATCCGGTGGCCACGCCACGGTCGCCGAACGCCTGCTCCAGCACCGTGAACTGCTCGTGGCGATCCGCGAGCAGATCGATGCGAACGCACGCCTGCGTGATGCCGTGCTCGAAATGCTGGCGCTGGTGCGCCTGTACCCGGTCTATTCGACAGACTTTCGCGATGGCTCGGCACCGACCCGTCACCGCTGGGGCCTGCGTCCCGGCAAGGCCGAGGCGTTTGACCGCGCCATCGAAAAACTGAGCCTGATCGCCAGGGAGCCCACTGCATGAACGCCTTAGCCACCGCCGTCCAACGCACGTTCAAGCCGCCGCGCGAAGTCAGCGCCAGCGGCATGTCCTTCATCCAGCACGCCGAGGGCGAGCCGGGCACCGGCAAACCCATGCTCACCGCCTACCAGGACGACAAGGGCGTGTGGACGATCGGCTGGGGCCACACGGCGGGCGTTGTGCCCGGCATGCGCATCACCGTGGGCCAAGCCATAGGCCTGCTCGATAGCGATCTCGACCAGGCGGAAAACGCCGTCGCGACTATGGTGCTGGTGCCGCTCAACGACAACCAGTTCGACGCGCTGGTCTCGCTGGTGTTCAACATCGGCGTCGAGGCCTTCCGTGCCTCGACCTTGCTGCGCGTGCTGAACCAGGGTCGTTACGACTTGGTGCCGGCGGAAATGGCACGCTGGAACAAGATCAAGCCCAAGGGTAAGCCGTCGCGCGTGGTGCCGGGCCTGACCAATCGCCGCGCCAGTGAGGCAGCGCTGTTCCTCACCGTGCCATCGATGTTGCCCTTGCCGCTGCTTGGCACTGTCGACGCGGCCAAGCGGCTGGGCAGCAACGACCCACAGGAGGCACCCGACTTCTCGCAGGTCGAGGCCAGCGTGGTCCCCGACGACGAGAACATCACGATGGCCTCATCGCCCGCCATGATCCCGGTGGCCGCGACCGGACCGTCGCCAGCGGTCGAGCTGTCCAACATCACGCCCACGCCACCGGCCAATTCGGTCGTGCAGACCCCGGCCGGCAAGACCGGCATCGCCGCCTTGTTCGCGGGCACGGGTGGCCTGGTCACCGAGGGCTATGCCCAGCTCCAGCCGCTTATCGATGCGTGGCGCTCGATCACCTGGGGCACCGCCGGGCTGGGCTCGTGGGCCAAGGTGATCGGCGTGGTTTTCATCGTCGGCGCGCTGGGCTTCACCGCCTGGTCGCTTTGGCAGCAGCACCGCAAGTTGTCGGGGAGGAAAGTGTGATGCTCCCCACCGAAGCCCGTACCCACGTCGGCCAGAACGTCGTCGCGTTCCGGTTCGCCATCAACGAGCGCGTGCGCCTCACCGATGCCGATTGCGTGGGCCGTATCCGCGAGCAATGCAACACCGCCAACGGCCATGAGTACCTGGTCGCCTACTTCGACAGCGACAAGGTGATGCGCACGGAGACGCTGACCGATGCCGAGCTGGAGAAGCTGTCATGACCCGTGCCCTCGCCATCGTGTGCCTCCTCCTGGCCATCGCGCTGGGCATCGCCATCTACGTCGCCAACGATCGCCAGGGCCAGATCAATCTCCTGGCCCAGGACAACCGCGCCAAAGCGCAGGCGTTGGCCGAGGCGGCCGACACCTCGCGCACCAACAGCGCCACCATCGTCACGCTCCAAGGCAAGCTAAGCGTCGCCGCTGGCCACGCCCAAGACCTGCAACGCCGCCTCGACACGGCAAACCATGACCTGGCCGACGCGGACACCGCACGCGTCAAGGCCCAACGCGAGGCCGAGAAGGCCAGAGGATTGATCTATGCACACGATCCGGCATCTGCCGAGTATGGCCGCGCTCTCATGCCTGGCCCTCTGTCTGAGCGCCTGCGGCAGCGCTACGAAGCCCTCCGCGATCGTCCGCCAGGAGGTGATTGACGCGCCACGGGCGCAGTACGTGCCGATCCCGGGCAACTTCACCGCGCACCCGAGCCTGCCACCGCTACCCCAGCCAGCCAAGGTCGACGGCAGTGTGTGCAAGGACGGCTGTTTCTCCAACGATCAGGTGCAGGCCATCCTCGACGCCCTGATCACCACGGCAGGCCAGTGCTTCGATCGCCTGGACACCGTCAACCGCCTGTCGCGCCAGACCACGGCGCCAAAGGAACCCACGCCATGACCCCCATCACCATCACGTTCGGCCTGCTTTTCGTCCTGTTCTTCGTCTCCGCCACGGTCTCGATCGTGCTGGGCGTGGCCGCGAAGGAGCACCGCACGTCCACCTTTTGGTTCCGCATCGCGGTGATGTCCGCCTTGCTGGCGCTCCTGATCGCACGCGGCTTGAGGACGGTCACCACCGCATGACGGACATCGATCAATGGCTGGCCACGATGGCCACCGAACCGGGCCTCGACGAGCTGCGCCTTGCCTCGTCGAGGCTTACCACTATCATCCGCGCCATGCCCGATAGCGAATACCGCCATCTGGCAGAGTGCAAACTCGGCGATGCCATCGCGATGGCCTTCGTCGCCGCCAAGCAGTAACCCGCCTAGCCAAGGAGCCAACCGTGCAAACGAAAGTTCTACCGGAACAGATCCAGGCGCTACTCCAGCGCGTC